AATGTAGTTATGGTGTCACCAGCTAAAATTGCTGTATTTGTAGGGACTAATGGAGTGCCAACAAATGGTTGTTCAGCTACTAAATTTCCACTTCCATCTACTGCATTGAAAAATGCATTCTGCACCTCGGCAACAGTCGTTAATGTAATATTATTGCCAGTTTTAGTTATGCCACCAGTTGCTTCAAAATTACCCTCTGAAGCATTTAAAAATAATAAATTAGTGACATCAATAGTTCCTCCAGGCTGTGCTGATGATGCCCATGGAATATTTTTTTGTCCTCCGTTCCCCACAAGAACAGTTAATCCAACAAAATTAATCCATACTGTATATTGAGGATTCCTAGTTAAAGGATTTCCCACTCCATTAAAATTATATATACCATCTGCTGGATTGCCACTCCCTGAATCAGGTGTTTGGTTTTTTACTAGTATAGTATCGTTTAATACTAAAGTATAACCGTCTATCGTTGTAGGTGCAGATGTTAGACTAATATTAGCCGTAGTTGCTACAGTTACAGGGAATGTATTGCCAGAGCTTCCTCCAGACCCTCCACTACTAAGAGGGGTGTATCCTATTCCGCCAGTAAATCCAGACATAATAATCTCCTAAGTTGATTTTGTGCTATCTAAAATTATATTTACAAAGTTTGTATTAGCAAGTGTATTTGTTATAATCTGAAGTTGATAAACAGCTTGATTCACTGATAATGATAATGCGTTTGCTACATCAATTGTAGTTGGTACACTACTATTTGGAATATTCTGCCAAATAGAATTAGCAGACATTTTACCATTTACAGTTATTGAACCTGTCATCCCAGTTGATGGAATAGTTAACGCTGCATCATTATAAAACTCAAAAGTAATTATATTACCAAAAGTATCTAGTGTATTTATATTTTTATTTATAGGACTAGTATATGTGCCATTTGCTGCCGCAATTACAAAATTTGCCCTCATTTATTTGTCCTTTAACTTATATCTTGTTTGTGGATTACCATCGGCATCAATATAGATTTCTTTTTTATCTTTCAATGCTTGTATGTATATATTGTAATCTTCTTGCGTGATTTTTAGTCTATACCAGCTATTGTCCTCTGCGTTTAATGGTTCTTTATCATGACTCATTAAAACATATATTTCATTATTTATTATTGTTAAATAGTATCCTGATTGCATATTGTTTCCCTTATGTTATAGATGTGGCGGTAAATGCAAAGTTGAAGTATGCTCTTAAAGCTCCTGCTCCACTAGTAGCAGCAGAAAAAGAAAGCGTAAAAGATGCTATACTAGATGCACATATTATAACTTGATCGTTAATTGAGGGCAACGATACGGGGAAATTTGCAGTACTATATGAAAACCCTCCCACCCCAGTCGCCCCAGTTATTCCAAGTGTGGAGTTTAGATCAATGCTAAAATTATAAGTGCTTACATCTATTCCAGCTAAATCAATAACCCCTCCTACATTCCCATTCCATGTAGAACCATTGAAAGTAGCATTCATGTATATATTTTGATCCCCAACTACTGCTACCTTTCCTCTAATATTATTAGTCACCACAGGCAATTCCGATATATAGGCAAATGTCAATGCAGGGTCAGTTACTGTAGCGCTACCACCAGTATAATACGCTCTAGTGCTACCATTAGCAGTTATTGATATTGGGGCAGGTAGGATAGGCAAATCAGCTAATGTGGCGTATGTAGCACTACCGCCAATTTGCGCACCACTCGGATTACCTGAATATGCCCTACCATTAGGTGGCTGTATCATATGACCAGTACCTGCGATTAAATTACATCCTGTTGATGTAGCATTAACTGTATATATATTGCCACTTGCATCAGAATTAACTAATGAGGTAACTCCGTAATTTAACCCATAATTCTGCGCACAATTAGAATCAATAAATACTGTATATACCCCTGAGGTATTAGTTATTGCACATATTGGCATATAAGCCAATGGATTTGATGCTGCTGCTATTTGTGCCAATGTCATTGCTGTGCCTAATATTGCTACCGATGTTTGGCTATTGTATGTATCTAACGCAGTAAATGTTACATTAGCCACAATATAATACTGAGATCCAGGGGAGCTTGGGGACGTTACCGTAACTGATGCTGAATTATAAGTGGCAAAGCATGGAGCTATTGTTGTCAATACTGGAATAGTCTGATCTGGGAATCTAACTACACCATTTGTAAATGCAAATACATTACTAGTTCCAACTTGCCCAAAATTATTAATAATATTCCCTACTCCATTACATATACATGGTGTAATTGGGAAAAATGAAGTTAGTTCTTGTGGAGTGTTATTATAAAATGTAGTCATATTATCTGCATTTACATTTTCTAAGTTCCTAAATGCTTGTATTTTAAAATTTGACATATTTATCCTTTAAATAATTGTGTAAGTAATATTTTTATATATTACTCCTAGATATATATTAATTTCAACCGTTCCCGTAGTATTCGCCACGAAATGTTCATTTGTACCGTCAAAGTACGTGCTTAATAAAATAGAATCTTGGGTATAAAATTGGGTATAATATACTATAGGTTCTGGTAATACTATAGGTTCAGCAGATATGGGTGTTATTGTAACCGTATAATCTGTTCCATGTGTTAAGGTGTTTCCACTTGGAATAGGACTTAAGGATACTATAAAGTCTGTAATATCACCACTACTAGAAATACCACTATATCCCAATGCTTGAGCTAATTTATTAGGATTATACTGAATACATGCCACATTATTTTGTCTTGGGTCTCCAAGATAAGTGTCTGCAATATAAGCCAAATGTAGGTCATCAGCTGTATATGTGTAATATACATTTAATAATAAATAAGGAGGAACTAGTCTTCTTATAAACCAATTTAGTTCTGTCTTAAATTCATTTGATAACACATTACTATCGGCTAATATAAATATTGAAATAGTATAATCATTTACCCCAGGGAAATCATTACCTCCATTAAATATACATTGCCCTAATTTATTTAAATTTAAAATAAAAGAGGCGCTAATATTATTAATTGTAGATTCCCCTATTAATACAAACTTTTTTACTCCTAGTCTAAAATTTATATATTGAGAGATATTATAAGCTAAAAAATATGGATTGGTGTTATTATTTATATTGGTTTGATATAATAATTGTAATAACGCAGGATAATTTGTATTACTCTGGTAATATAAAGCATTAGTTCCTAATAATGCTTGTTCCCATGCTGGATTACCACTGTTGGGAAATAAATTAGCAGATACTGTAGTTAAATCAGTAAATGCGACACTCTGAGTATCAGATAGTATAGTTTGCAGCAAAGAGCTATCGTATATCTGCGCTAATGTAGTAGCAGTAGCTGTATTATCACAAAATACTGGAGAGTTAGGATTATTAGAGGTGGTATAAACACCTTTGGGTAAGTAACTTATAAAGTTTCTATATAAATTATTTATAGTGGGCAATGATAAATTCTGCACAAAACATAAAGAAAAATATTGCGGAGGATTATTTAAATATGTGATTTTTAAATATACTGTTATATTTTGAGTGCTGCCCTGCACAAATAAACTTGCAGTATTAGTAGCGCTGTCTATATCTATAATAGATGCGCCTACTGTAGGTTGTAATATTTGAATTGCTGCATCAAGAGTAACATTAATTATACTATAATCATTAGCAATCCAACCAATTTGAAATGGGGATAATGTTCCTATATATGATGGGTTAGGAAATAAATAAAATACTAATTTATTGTTTCCCATTATGTACCTGCCAATATAACATTTAAAATGCTTACATCTATATCATACACTATTAATGCTTCATAAGTTCCTAGTGTTGGGATAAAGACAAACTCGTTAGAATCTTGTAAGCTTGGAACTGATATATAACCAGTAGTAGGATTAGATATTCCACCAGGAAAGTATGCAATTTGAATCCCCAACAATAAAGATGCAAAATTACCCTGCAAATTGCTATTATTAGCTAGCCCTTGCATAATGGTATCTTCAATAAAGCTTATTGGGATTCTTTGATCAGTGACTCCGTTATAAGGAATAGCAGAACCCCCAAGAGGGGATGATATTATTGCTCTTCTAAATTCTCTTTGAATAATTGCTTCAACTGTAATATACCCAGGAGAAGGTAAATTTGGCAATGTAAGCTGTGTAGATAATGTTAATCCTGCACTAAGGCTCACATACACATTAAAATAAGTACCAGCCTCTGGAATGGTAGCATTAAACTCATAAGTAGCTGCGGTTAAGACATCTGGGTTGGCATTAACTGGATTTACATTGTCAATATAAGATTGTACACTTGCAATATCTATTAATGATGCATTACGCTGTATAGGAGCCACAGCTTCTGCAAACCCATTAGATATATTGCCATCAATATAGTAATTAGGATCTGGGTTACCCTCTAATATTATAGGGAAAACGATATTATTGGTTCCAATAGAATTTGTAGTAAATATCTGCACTTGAGTTACATTTGGAGAGCCAAGGAAGCACCATGCATAATAATCTCCAATACTTCCACCACCTCTTGGATTCAATGAATAATTAAATATTCTAGCTGCAAAAGTATTATCATTTTCCACATTTGATCCAAGCACCATTCCTGTAGCAGGAACTGCGCACGATGTTATGGTTTGCATACTACTAATTACTATAGGGGTTGTAAAAGTTAAAACATCATTAGGGGGGCTTTCAGTTCCAGTCCCCAAATTTACTGATATTATTGGTAATAGTGTATCTACAATAGTATCTCCTATTGCGACCTCAACATCAACAGTAGTTATATATTGATTATTGGTAATTGCATCTTGCATAGTTGTGCCAGCTAATATAGTATAGTTAGCAAGGAATGTAGAACCCCCAGTTCCAACTTGTAAAGGTGCTGAACATTGAGATGGCAATCCCCCCATACGTGGTGTCATCCCTAATGCTCCTGCATGTTTATCTAAGTATACTCCACTTGAACTCGCAGCAAATATATTATTAGCTACAAGTTGTATATCTTGAATTATATTAGCTCCAATTTGTGATGTGGCATTAGCTTTAAAATATAAATCAGAACCTTGTATTGCAGGTGCTAAATTAGGGTTTAATGTTGTTATAGCATTATCATATACTTGTACTAATTGTGCCTGACTTTGTGGTATATTTGGATTCATATTATCTCGTTATAAATGATAAAGGCAATGAATAAGTATTTTGATTATTATCTAAAATGTCACAATTTATAAATGCTTTATTGTTAGTTATAGTAGTTACCGAAGTTGTTATAGCCAACACTCTTCCTGAATCTATCATGGGTTTTAAACATGCATTTTGCATGGTAGTTAATATTTTAGAGGTTATCAATACGGTCCTATTATTAATTAGTAGAGGTATTTCACTTCCAAATGTAGTATCAAATTGATAACTACCTAACGGAGTAACTGATCTAGTATATGCTTCTGTTAATACTGCCAACCTTTGTTGTAGTATACCATTCTCTGCCACATAATCATGTGTTTTAAAACTTATAAATGTTGCTAATTGGCTCATGATATTATCTCACCATTGGTATCTACAAACATTTTGCTGGGAGATTGATTAACAAATGTTTGGTCTCTTGTGTAATTAGTGGTGGGGATATAAGCAGGAATTGGCGTTGTACTTGTAGATGCTAAGGTTCCTCCCACTCCTGCCTGTAATGTGGGGATTGTATTAACTAATTGATTAATAACCCCAATCATAACATTTACTTTCGTTTCTAATGCTGCAATCTCTGCTATAGTATCTATGGATAGAGTATTAACATTCTCATCTATAGCTACACGTGTGCTTACAACATCCATTGCCGCATTAGTAAATACCATATATAATTTATCATTCTTTATTTGGAATGTATAATTACCTTTACTTAGTAGTGCCACTTCACCCTTTAATAATCCCGCTACATTCCTATCTTCTGATAATTGATTAGTATATCCTGTAACCGCTGATGCATTAAAATCACCCATTCCATTATATATGCAAGTAGAATTATCATCAGGAATAGCTATATAACCATAAGGGGTCGGTACTGGAACAGATTTAGCATAGCCATTAACGGTGCTATAATTCACTGTAACTGTTACCGCAGGAGATGGAGCATAATTTAATGTTCCATTAGTAGTATAGCCAGCATATATCATTATGTAATCTCCTGTAATTGGTCAGCCCATAATGCAGTAAATACATAAGGCTTGCATAAATTTAATGTAGTAACTGATCCAGTTTCTAAACTCCACTCAATGGAGAAGCCATAACAAAACAATTCTGTTAATCCATCAAAATTATCATTTTGTACATTAAACATTTGCACCATCTGATTCAAGGGTAAAATCCTCAACCTTCCTAATTCTTCATTAAAAGTAGATACTGTAGGCATTGTAACATTTACTAGCATATCTTGCAATAAACTTTCGGCTAACTTCCTACTTGCATAAAGAGACATTAAAAATTTAATCCATTCTAAGTTGGTATTACTATTGGTTAAATGTATATTTTGATTATCAATGTTCAACATAGACTTCATTCCTACAACCCCACTTGTACCATCAACGCCGTTAGCTATATTAATTGCAGTATTTAATAAACCACTATTTTGTAGTATGGCATCTCCATCTATTGCTTCAATATCAAATAGAGTTTGCAAAGCTAAACCACTTTGTACAAAATCATAAGCTCTAGGAAATATATTATGCGGAGGTGTTGCAATAGAGAATGGCGCATTAGATGCATTATTACCTGCATTAGTTGACAAATTAAACTCAGTGAATAATTGATTAAATGTACAATATGCTCTATTTTGGATAACTGCTGTATTTTTCTCTAAATATACTCCTGTTATACCTATCCCACTTGGTATCCTATCATTATCAAAATTCAAGCTCCAATCTTCATCAGTGTCAAAAAATGTACTTAGTGGGGTAATAGTAAAATCCCCAGCAGGACTAACATAAAATACACGCTGATATGGGTATAATAACTGCAATATACAGTCTAATTTTGACCCTGTTGGTGGGGTAGTAGCCAAAACCCAAGAATTTGCTCCTATAGCACTTCCTGAGGTAGATTGCGGAGTTTTAGTATCTGGTTTTCCAGTAGCAATCTTTTCTGATACAGTATCTGTATATCCCGCAAAATATCTAGTATTGGTTACTGTTTGGCTAATATAGGTCTCTTCAATTAATTGTGTTAATAAATTACCAAATTGAAAATTCTGAGTAAGTATACTGGTTAATTGTGTACCTTGACTTTTTGAATCTGATTGTGTTTGTACTAATTGACTTCTAGCTAATATATTTGGTAAATAACCTATAGGTATTCTTAACAATGTCCCATCTATGTCACTATTAATTTTAATAGGGGCTTCTATAGTTCCAACAATTAATTGTGGGTTATAACTATCGTTTATAAATCCATTTTCAGTGGTATAACTAATACGTATTATGTCATTGGCTCTAAATAAATTGCATAATGGATTACTAAATACATACTTACCTCGATTAGAATTAATCTTAACTTCTATAAAACATTGTCCAATTGGGCTAAATATATTATTTGATACATTAATCTTGGTAATCGCTATGGGATTATACACATTAATTAGATCAGAATAACTTAAATCATTTTCACCATAATACCTAACTTCATCTCCCATATATTGTAATGTGGTTTGTTGTATCCCATTTAATATTTCAAATATAATAGTATCTACCCGTTGACCGTCTCCAAGGGTAAGGTATTTACCTAAGTCATTATCTCCATTCGTCATGATAGGTTCTATTGTTATAGTATAGTTTACATTTGCCATTATTGTCTAATCTTCTTATTCGGTGAAATTGGTAATATGAGAGGCGTATTTTTAGCTATATAGTTTGTACTAAAAATAACGCTTTTATTTAATTGTAATATAGAATTTGATTGACTAAAATAATCTAAGTTATTTAAAAAACATATATCAAATAAATTACTATCATACGGAACAATAAATTGTTTAGTAGTACCATAAAACCCATTTAGTAAAGATAAAGACAATTTATTCATCTGTGATTGTAGGGCAATTAAACTTGTAATAGAATCATATATCGCATTAACATTTATCTGATTAAGTATAGTCATGCAGCTTTCAATGTTAGCATTATTGAAAGTTAATATAGTATTTACATCTGTGGGGGTCATGTTGCTATTAAAGTAATATAAAGATGGAATATCATTTGTTGGAGTGGTTATAGTATTATTTAATGGAACACTATTAAATCCTGCTGGTTTTAGATTAGACACTAATAATTTAGTAACCACTAAAGAAGTATTAACTGTACTCAATACTGATTTCTGACTATTCTGGATAGATTGTCTAACACTATTAGTATTACCTTTTGAACCAAAAGCATTTAATAATGCACTAGCTTCTCCCCATATAGTTGCCAGAGAGCTAGTAATCGTTAGTATTGCAGTAATAGCACCAACTAATGTTATTCCTCCTTGAACCACATTACTAGTATTATAACTTAAGGGCTGTGTACTCATAAAGTTAAACTGATACTGACAAGATCTCCATAATTTAGGATTATGCATTTTCTGTAATGACAATAGTCTTACATTCTGGATAGTCCCTAATATTGGATGCACTAATACATATCTATCATCTTCTGATGCTGCTGCTGGATTAGTTATAACATTTAATAAATTATCTAATGCTTGGGTATATGACCCTCCCCAAATAATACCTTGGATACTAAATGTTTCTCCATGCCATCCCATATCTTCAAATACATCCGCACCATTTGGGATGCTATGCGTAATAATCTTACTTCTCATGCCATCAGAGATTGCCGTACTTACGGTATTAGTACCATAAGGCAATTTCATATTGTCTTGTTGGTTATTGGTAACTCCGAGCAATGATTCTGTTGCCCCAACTAAAGCATCAATATTGAGTAACTCATTGCCTAACCTTTTTAAGGTAGATGGCACGGTGTGGAATGCTACACCATTATAAGAACCTGTTTGTATCTGCCAGCTATCTAGCCCAAGGGCGGTAGCTAATTGTTCAACTGCTGAAGTAATACCTAATACTGATAAAGCCATATTATAAAGATCCTCCTACAGATACCTTAGGTCTAGTATACATACTGCCAGTAGTACCACTCTTAGGCTTAGGCATCTGATTTGTTGATGAAGAAACTGATGTGCTACCATTATTTTTACTCATTCTTCCTATAACTGAACTTAGCAAGTCTACCTGAGTGGTTGCATGAATTAAGGATTGGGCTAAATCTTTAAGGCTAAATGAAGTATGAGTTGCTTCTTCATTTACCATAGCAAACCCTTTGCCTATTGTAAAATCTTTTGAATTTTCTGCTGTTAATGCATTGGTAGCGGCTATAAATCCACGTTGTGTTTTAGTTGATGTTACATTACCATTTACTGATGTTGGTGCTTCTGCTTCCTGATAATTAGATAAATTATGTTTCCTATCAAACCACATCGCCGTTATGCCACCACCAAATGGGTTTTTATCTTTTTGAGCCTGTAATAAATTTTTTCTGTATTCTGCTGCTTTTGGATCCCCTTTACCTGACATTAGATTGGGTAGATCAACTCCAGCTAAAGTCTTAGCCAAATAGTTGTCCATGGTTCTTCCAGATATTGTATCTCCATAATAAGCAGCCTGCATACTTTGCATTCCTGGATTCAAACCAGTTGAACGTGCAATGGTATCAATTGCAGCACTAGAACTCATTCCCGATTGTTTAAGTGTAATTGCATTAACTGCTGCTGCTGCTGGGTCAGATACTCCATAAGCACTAAACTTGCTCGTCATATTGTTAACAAAATCTTTAGATTGAGAAGTGTTCATTCCTTTAGTTAAAAATGCTGTTGATGCCGCCATGCTAGTGGATTGTTGCATAGTAAGTTGTGCTGCAATAGTATAATCAGTTAATTGGTCTATAGCCTTAAAATTCTTATTATACGCTCCAGCTGCTTTCTTCATTGCAGTAACTAATGGATATTGCGCATCTGTAACTGAATATCCACCACCAGATAAGTTAGAAGCTCTTTGATTGGTTGCTCCTAATGCCTCACCACTCATGGTATTATTAGTAGCAGTTTCCCATGCTTGTGATTTTAATGCATTACCAGCACTATTATAAGACGCATAAGCTTGACCAGCTGCCATTACCCCAACCCCAGTAACTGGTGCAAACTTACCAACAACTCCGCCAACTCCTGCACTTATTCCCTCAACATATGCATTTTTACGTTGTGTATCAGCATTCATTACACCACTTACCTGTGAGCCATAGTTGAACCCGTTTGTTATTGGGTTTTGCATCATAGCACTACCAGCGGTTACATCAGCTCCCATTAGTTTATCAAATGCTCTACCTGCAATTGGTATAGAGCTAAGAGCGACAATCTGGGATAGTTTACTCGTAGCGGATTTTTTAATCGCACCATTTAAGTCTGTAGATATATTACGCAACAATTCTTTGGCAAACTTAGAATCACCTGATTTTTCATATTCATTGGCTTTATCCATTAATGCTGAAAGGTTATCTTGTTTTTTTAATAATGCTTGATTTTTATCAGCATTAGAACCTGCCGAAATATTTCTGGATTGAGCATTTAAAGTTGCATTAGCTAATACCTCTGGAGAATTAAGATGTGATATTTTAGCAGCGTTGTTTGCATTTTTAGCAGCATCATTAGCTATTCTATCAGGATTAAGCAATATTGAGGCTCTTGCTTGTGTATTCTGTAATCTTGTACCCGCTACTTGGTTTTGTAATCCAAGACGTTGAGTTATTCCTTGATTAGCTAATGCTAGATAATCAGTTTTTCTCTTATAGTTCGCTGCATCTGAACCATTTCTATTATTTTGTATTGCAATCTGATGGTCTCTATTTTTTTGAGCTTCTGATGCTTGACGGTCTGCTTTATATTTATCAGCGGCTGTTTTTATTTGTAAATCTGCAGTTTTTTGATTTGCTGCAAATCTAGCAGTTTCAGCAACTAATTGTTGAGCTGGGATTTTTGTTTGAACGTTTAATCGGGATGTCTCCTGAGCATAAGACCTAGGCATGTGAGTATTTTTGTCTTTATTATAATTGTTGCTTTTAGTTATGAATTCTTTCATACTTCCACTAAAAGAACCCATTTGAGATGCAAGACTATCAATAGCAGATATTAGTTTATCATTATTAACCGCATGTTCTCCACCACCTGAAGATGTTGCATCTAATTGAAATACTAATTTTTCTTGCATCTTATTTACCTATTATTGTTAGTCATTGCATCTTTTAAAGATATAGTGTTATTACCAAATGATTTTAATTGCTGTTTAGTGTCTTCTCGTCCTCGTTTATGGATAACATATCTTGTAAGGATTTGATGATAGACGTATTCTCCTCTAGTTTTATCAGCATTTCGTATGTTTTCTCCAATACTTTTGACATCTGAGCAGAAGTCAATCCAGCTATAGTAATTGACTTTTTTTCTGGGTCGCATAATTCCTCCATGAGTTGAACTATAGACTCTTCACTAATTTCGTCAATCACTGGATTATAATCAGCTTCTAATTTTATATATGCATTTAATAAAGAGGCAAATTCAACCGCCGTCATTCCACTAATTTCATCTTCTGTAAAATATCTAGTATCAGGTATTTCTTTACAATTAGCGGATTCTTTACAAACTGTAGTAGCTCTACTAATCTGTTTAATATTAAATATTCTCTCAAAGTTCAGATTATATAACAATCCTTTAAACTCAGGGTATTTAGTTTTCATATCAATTATAGTCTGGTGTTGGAGTTTTGCTGTTTCTTCCATAGATAATAGACGCATAGGAACATCTATACCGTTTATATTTACTTGATGAATAGTACGAGTACCTTTACCAATCTTAACTACACGTTCAAAATCTAATCCATGATTAGCTATTAATTCAGCTTTCACCCCTGGTTGGTTAAATCTCTCATCTTGAGAGGTGTATTCATCTATATATGATTTTCCATTATTCATTTATACTCCACCAATCCAATCGGTATCACCACGCACATAAAACACTAAATCCTCTTTAACATTAATTCCTGAAGAAGCTGTTATGTCATCAGAAGCCCACGCTATATTAGTTAATAGATATACATTACCACCAGCATATACATTACTTGCATAATTACCAGCAGCAGCTATTAATGTCATATTGTAAGATGAAGAATCATAATCTAATGAGCTGAAGTCTACAGGCAAAGAGTCCGCTTGTAAATTACCTGATATTCTAAGTATAGTATGTTTATTGCCTAAAATAGTTCCTGATGAGTAATGGTCTTCACTAAAACCATCCACCCATGAAATACCCCCATCACGAGATATTGCTACCGATACTATATTGCCTGGTTTACCAAGTATAGAGTTTGCCCCTAAAAGTACATTAAACCTATCGAAATAAATTCCTTTTGCAGCCATAATTTAACTCCTTTATGCAGCTTGTTGAAGGTTAACTGTGCTACTAAATATATTAATTGTGTAAAATATATTTTCTAATCCTGGGATAATTTGCATAGGAATTACAATATCAACTCCTAATGGATTATTAGGGTCTTGCACTATAGTTACGAATGCTTGATTTTGAATTACATTTAATAACATCCCTGCATTCTGCATAGTTAACATAAATGCAATAATATTACTTTTGAGTTTAGTTAATATTGTAGTATTCTGCCTAACTTGCCCCAAACCTATAGTAGAACAAATTAAGTATAATCCTAATTTTAAATAATCTACAGTTTGCCACACATAAATAGGATAATTTTCTCTATCAGGAGTTGGTAATCCAGGAAAAGTTATTTGTCCTGTTATTGGGTTAATTACGTAAGCTTGAGTATTATTATTCACCGCTATCACATTCCAGCCAATTTGTAATATTGAATCTGCTGGACCAGATATAGACACATCAATATATGTGTTATTATTAGCAGAAGTAGGTAGACCATTTATGATAACGCCACCTTGTGGATTCAATGGAGATACATTACTACCAATTACCATAGCAAAGGCTGCTGATAATTGACCAGCACTACATGGCAATTCCCCAATTGATGGGTTATAAGGGTAGTAAATAGGCTCAAATTGGTAATTATTAACATTACTAGGCAAACTCATAACTGCTGTATTAACTGGGATTGTTAAATTAGCAAAACATATAAAGCACACTCCTTGACCATTTTGAGTAGCCGCAGGTAAGTTTAAAGTTGCAACATAATCAAATGCAGGCTTATATGTAGTAGTAATGTCTGTATTCGTATTAATTTGATATGGCAAAGAAAATTGTTGTAATGATATTTTTTTATAAGCGAATAACTTTTGCTGAAAAGTAAATATTGTTTGTAATGCATCCAACTGTAGTGTACATAAATTGGTTGTATTAAATGTGCCAGTTACATTAGATAATGTTACATTTAAAACCCCACCATTCACTACTGCACTTACCACTGTTCCTACAGCTAAACTTGTTGCTTGCGTTATTGTAGTATTACCCAATGCCGATAATGGAATATATGCCACATTCAATGATGGGATTGCAAAAGTAACAACTGACCCAGATACAACAGTTGGAACAGTTAAAGTTAATGCATTAGATGTGGGTCCAAATAATCCACTATCTGTTGCATTAGGTAAAAATGAAAAGTATACATTTGGAGTTGCAACAGTTGAATTCTGGTTTAATGGAATTAAACTTGCTGCAATACCTTGATAAATATTCATAATAAAAGGTTCTGTATAATTTGCATCTGGAACTAATAAATTACTATTAACAAAACTAATTTGTAGGACATCAGCTGCGGCTACACTTGCAAATCCGTTTGATTGTAGAATTATATAACTATCGTATGTCACACTACTAATCACGGTTGTAGCCACTGTTGCGCTGATAAATGCTCCAGTAATAGATGCAGTGGTATCATTAAATGTACCACTTATCCCAGCCCCTACCAAGGGCTGAATTAGTGAAGCACTACTGGTGAAGTATACAATTACTTTACTTTGAGATGCTAAAGTTGTTGTATCTACATGAGCCGAACCTAACAAGGTTTCTGTAGCGCTGTAACCTGTTTGTACAGTAAATCCACAGGATACAAAATATTCTAATGTGCCTGCAGCATCATTTAGGTATTGAGTCGGCAATTGATAGCAATTATAATATTGATACATTGGAAACCCAGATTGTGGCTTTAATATAGGTAGTCCCATATTTGCATAAGTTACTGCAATAATATCACCAGTAGTAATAGTAGCAAATGCTGTAGCTTGTAAAATTATATAACTATCATAAGTTACTGAACTTACTACAAATGAACCAACTGCTGCACTAACAAATGTACCTGTAACGGTAGCTGTACTATCATCAAATGTACCAGAAACTTCAACACTAAGCAAAGGGTTTACTAATGTAGCGCCCTCAGAGTAATATACGATAGCTTGATTTTTAGCAGCTAGAGTAATTACATCAACATGTGAAGCCGCACCAAAGGTTACAGTTCCGCTATTTGGAGTATCTAAGGGCTTTCTATTACCAAAAAGATAAATGTTATTTTGTGAATTTGGGAGTCCTGGTGATGCAATTTGAAATTGCTGTCCCTGTACACTGGGGATCCTAGTATTAAGATTAATCATTTTGTTCCTCTCTTATGAGAATAAATAAGGTTTAGGATAAGCGTAATCAGAAAAATATTGAAATAAATTATATATAATTTTATTAGGATCTACTTGACCCTCTACACCTATTCTTTGTAACATATCATAATAATTTGACATATCAAATTGATAGTTAGTTCTAATCTCTAATTTCCAAGCATCACCAATTTCAGATAATTTATATCTAGTAGGAAATACAATGTCTATTTGTTTGCCAAATTCCACTAATGGACTACCAAACTCTTCTTTATATCTAACTATATCATCGTAATTATCTGCATTTGGATTTGGCAAAGGAACCATTGCATCATTCAAAATAGTCCAAAATGGAATACTTTGTAGTATATTTTTAAATGCATGACCTAGAGTAACTAATACTGAAGTGCTATCTTCTCTGTCTAATCTAATCGGTAAGAATATATCTATACATATTTGTCCCACATCTGAGTAGAATCTACTAGATGTCTTTGCTGATGGCTCATATATTACCATTGCGGGTAACGAGGTAATTGTAAAGTCATCACGCTTATAACTTGTTATTGATGCTTCATTTCCGAATGCTTGTAAAATATATGGATTAGCTAGAAGAGCCTGCTTAATAGCAGGGCATATCCTATTTGTACCTAGATAAGTTATCCAAGTAAAATCTGCCATTGATAGTAATGCAGCACTACTATCGTTATCTAAAGGACTCTGCAATTAATTCTCGCAATCTTCTAACTATAAAAGCTATTTCTTTTTCATCAAAGTTGAAAAAATCTCTACCATAATCATAAATCAATCTGTTAATAGCCCCATCTCCCTCACGATGGTTAGCTGTTACAATTATTTCTATCTCATTTTGAGATAACTGATAATCAATATTGATTGAATTTCTTAAATATCCATACTCTAAGTTAAAACTATTTGCATGATTAGGTGATCTTCTGTTTTTTCTCTTAACTGTGTTTTCTTTTAATGGTTGCCAACCTTCTTTACCTTGAGGACTGAAATATGACTTTTTCATATCTTCTAACTCTTGGCATACTATAGGTAAAGCAACATCCAATTCAGCAACTAATCGTTCTTTAAATTTATCTAGTACGTCCATATCTGCCCATATTATTGTAAAACCAATTTCTAAATGGGTTTATCTGTCCTTGTATTGCGCGCTCGTTTAATCTGCCATTTTCTGTAACTGGTCTTGACCCTACTCCAACCACCATTGGTCTTGCGACACCTTTTTGATAAAAAGATGACTGAGGGTCTAGCATTAACCCTGGGAATGGAGGGAATAAGTATTGGTCACTTTTTGGGTCTTTACCCAATATATCATGTTCTAAACGTTCAAAGCGTTGTATGTAGTTCTCTAAGTATGACTCTCCACGTGTACCCTCACTTTTACCAAATTCGGTTTCCATGATATATATACACGCTTGAAGTACACATAATTTTTGGATAGCTTTGGAAGTAGACGGAGGAACTATCTCATTAAATGGCTCTCCATTTACTCCCATTAGTGCAGGATTTATAATATATTGACGACTTAATATCCTCTCTACCCAAGATTCAGCATCTTCAATATTATCTAATACTTGATTATCGGATAGATACTTAGTATTAGTATTGCTAAATGTTACCTTACCATCAAGACTAGACTTGACCATTTGTAAGGTTATATATTTAGGGGTATAGAAACTCATTAATCTACAATCTCAGCTAGAGGTATTTTAAGACAATCACGCTTAAAGTCTTGTTCGTATTTATAAACTCTAATAGTGTCATCTCTAGGAACCGTTTTAGTTTGTGCTGGGTCTATATAAAATAAAGCATCTTCCATTGACATTTCATAAAATGGCAATCCAGATCTTTCTTTATCTGTCATTTCTCTAATTTCATCAAGTGTATATGCTATACCATTAATTCTAGTAGCTCTATTAAATACATATGGTTGACCATATTTTTGCACTAACATATTCTGGATTACAGAGTCTTCATTAGGTACAAATTTATACATTCCACCAAACATTGGGTTCTTTATGAAATTAGCAATATATTCTTCTCTTGCCTCATCCCATAAAGATTTTCCACTATCATTCTTTTTAAGATACTTTTGATTAACCGAAATTTGGTTAAACTTTAATTTAACCATTTTACTTGGTTTTGCTTTATCTTGGGTCATTTAATATCCTTATGACAATACATTAAAAGTAAAAACGTCGAAGTAACGAGGTAATCTAACACCACCACGCCATCCATTCATCAATGCAATCATTGGTTGGGTAACCCCCTGAATTGTATTAGATGCCATACTATCAATAATTTGGAAGAATTTACCAGGTCTTGCATTTTGCATTCCACCATTTTGAGCTGCTAAACTATAAGCATACTCTCCATATGGCGCACCGAATGCATTAGTGTCAACTTTAATCCAAATTTGACCAGTAGGAAGTAAATAATTAGTTGTTCCTGCTGCATGACCATTAGGGTCATTAACATCAGCAATATAAGCACTTGCATCATACATAACATCAATATCTAAATCAGCACCTAAATAATATGATAAAACACTTTTTACGCTATTAGGATTGTTATCTCCATGTTTTTGCATAATTCTATCTGAATATTGCGTATTTACACGATTAATAACTGTAGGATTCTGGTTAAATAATGATCCAGTTATTGGATTCATAATTAAAGTAACATTTAAATTCTTATAAAGAATTAACAATAAGTTACGAATAGTGATTAAATCTAATATTGGGTTTGAGTTAGCATTAGGAACTATATTACTTCCTGATACACTACCCCATACTCCATTCAATGCACCAGCTGTAAATCTGTTACCTGAGGGGATACCATAGCTAATGGATTGATCTTGCCAAGTATAACTACCAGTAAAGATAGCTTGGTAAATATCATTCATACGTCTTGTTCCGCCACGATGCGTTAACTGTGCTGACCATTTAGACATACAAGCCGCTAATCCACGAATCGCCAGATTTTGATTCCCTGGGTCACGTAAGTTTAATGCTTCATTTTGGTTAATCTGAATCATTTCTATCGCAAATGGAGGCAGCCATTCTTCTGTTTGGAATCCTCTTTTTTGAACTACTTGTACGGGTGTGTCCATAGCATTCTGATGCGTCATACCAGTAATTGGTTGCCATACATCCATAAATAACTTATTAGCTTCATATTCACCTTCTGGGAACATTTTAGCTATAACTTCATTTTCCACCACAGGAGTAACCTGTTCAATTACACCAGTAATCAAACTAGTACCATCTAAATAATCACTTCCAGTAGTTCCTAATTTAACACTAGAAAAGCTATTTTGAGAAAATTTAGATTTTTCCGCTAATTTTGAGCCTTCTTTAAAAGCAAATTTAATATTGCTAGGAATTTTCCCATTTTTGCTTTCTTCATGGGTAATGGGAGCAATAATATCTCCAATTGTTTTAACTCCAACCCTTAGAAACACTTCTTCAATAGCTGCTTCTTTTTCAGACTCAGACTTAAACATTACCGATTCCAACATTGGGATCTTAGGTTTGTTAACTTTCAAATGTAACATTGAGTTATTCATCTATTATGCTCCTGTAATCATGTTAGTAAATTGTACCCATTTTACAGGCACTCCGCCCTCAACTATAGTCTGCACTGATGCATAACCATTAGTTATTAAATAATCAATGTCTGTAGTTCCTGAATTAAAACCAGTTAATGCAAGATAATTAAATAATGTACCAATATTCATCTGCGTAGCAATTTCGAAGAATCCAGAAGTTATCTCTCCACTTACAGGAACAAATGCATCTGAACTTGCTGCTTCATCGAAGAAAACTCCAGCAAAAGCACGAGTAGACTGTAGTGTACTATCGAATATTTGCAAATTAGAAGTAGTCGCATACGTAGAAGATTTAGCCATTAAAGTACCAACAACATATTTTGTTACGTCAGTTTGTTTAGTTAAATCAATTTGGTTTGATGATACAACAGGCACTGGTCCTCTAATACTATTAGGGATGCCAAAAGTAGCGCCAGCATAATTATTATTAATCTGAGGGTATAGCTTCATTATTTACTCTCTTTCATTTTAGATATTTCAGACAAAAGAACTTTTATATCTGAACTATTAAATTCTCCACTTAGCTTCTCAGTAAAACTTGACAATACAGCCATTTGCTCATCTTTAAATTTACCTAAAGCGATATTCTGTTCATCTTTGTTTTTAGCTAATGCCGTGGTTAATTCTGCAATCTGAGCCGACATTTTTTTAACTTCATCAGATTTCTTGCTATCTTCTTCAACTTCATATGCGCTTAAATTATACATGCCATCAGCACAATCTTCTGATAATTTACTAGCTTTTTCATGATATTTTTTAGCCATCTCAACATCGCCTTTTTCATAAGACTCTGCCATTTTAGACATCAACTCTTTATGCTTTAAGGAATGCTCTTTACTATATTTTTCGGTTTTTTCTTTTTCTTCAGATAATTTCTTCTCTTCTTTTTCGTCTTCTTCTTTACCTAGTTTCTTTTTATCTTCTTTAGATAAACAAACAGATGCAAGAAAATCATGTACGTTGTATGGAGTATTTTGCTCACTCATAACTGTATCTTCCTTATTATTTTTAAGTTTATAATATTGAGGTTTAAATTTATCATGAGGCAAAATAGACTCCATAAGTCTTACAACTTCTATAGGATTATCTATTTTTTTAACCTCTATTTCATGTTCTACAAAATCAGCAGTAGCTCTATTAATTTTTCCATTTACACATAATGCAACTAGATATTTCTTTAAAGCTAACTTTTTCTCTAATTCTTGCTTTTGAAACAATAATTTATGCTCGGTTTGTTGTATTATATCATAATCATGTCTCATTTTGTCAAGTTTTTCTTTCATTTTGATAGAAAAATTATTATCCAAAGTGAGAGAATTTTGTGGCTTAGACAGCATGGCTCTAGCTTCTACAGCAGCTCCCTTTACCACCCAAGATATTTCCACAAACTCATAAGTCTCTGGATTATATTGAACGGACACATTGCGTCTACGCTTATCTTTTACTGGTAGTACATTCTCAGTGCCTTTTACCCTAACTTTCATAAACAAATGAGGAGTTTCGTTTATATCTTGCACTTCCATAAATCCAATGATATTACCAACTGTCTTAAGAACAGTTCCATCATCATGGTCTAATTGATTAGGCGCATTGCGATTATCAAATGACTCTATGCCAACTTTTTCTATATCAGGGGTTAGAATCTTATCATTTTCAAATAATTGTTTTACATGTTCGTTATATGTATCACAAATGCTATGAATGGTTTTAGAATCTACAATAACCTCTGTTCCATTCATATCATAATAAGTACCAGGCCTTAACCCCATAACTCTTACATCTAATTCAGAATTATCAGAACTTGATTTACCTAATGAAGTTGAAAATCCACAATTCATTAATTTTATATTAGACATCAGCTATACTCCTTTTTGTATAATGGTCGCCAGATTCTTTGGCGTTATTCTTTTTACTATTATCATTTTTCTCAGTGAGTTCTTTTTCTTTATTTTGTTTAATCAATTCTTCTAATTCTTTACCCTCAATGGTTGATTCACCAAGAGTCTTGCGAACTTTATTAATATCTTCACCATTAGTATTACTCATATATCCATCTAAAGTCATCCCTTGATATAATTTCTGATACTTAAGCTTATCATCAATATTTTGCAATTGTGATTCGAAATAGCCTAAATCATATTTTGTGCCAAAATTTTCATGAATTAAAAATTTTACTACTTGGTTAATCATTACGTGAGATACCATTTCAGTAGATATCCCAGCCATTAATTTAGTAAATATACTATTTTGTGCTGTAGCTCCTGCAAATGTAGTTGCTGTACTAAAAATACCTTCTGGAATTAAATGACCTTTTTCTAAACTAGCATCAAGAGCTTTCAAAGCTGTATCATAAACAGTAAAATTCCCTTTATTATCTACTACATCAATATCATATATTTCACCTTTACGTCCAGGTAATATAATAGCAGAATCTTCACTATAGCTCGCCATTACATCATACGCAGCCTCTACAGCATTTAAATCCCCTTGTCCTAGGTTATATATAGCTTTCTGAGCATCGGCGTATACAACCACCATAGGATTAGCACATCTACCCATAGCTGATTGTTGGAGTCGAATACATATTGTTTTTCTTAACCAAATATAATAGAGTGCCTGCTCTATAGATTCTCCGTATGGGCTTATCTTGCCATTTAAAGATCCATATGCAAAATGTAATGTTTTTTCTCTCTCTAATTGAATCAAGCCAAAAGTATTTATGAAATTGGTTCTAAATGGATAATCCATATTGCCTAATGATGATGCGTTATCTAATCCAAACCCTACTCCACCATTCCAACTATCAACTCCACCTGCTAATCCTCCAAATCCAAAACCTGTACTCAATGCATTTTGAGTGCCTGTATAAGGGTAGTTGTATACATATTGCCATATGTTTTCTATATCACCTTGTAAGGTCGCTGTAAATTGTATAGAAACTTGAGGTAGATGACGGATATTGTCAATAACTGTATAACCGTTTTTATCTCGTGAATCTTCTATAACTCCAACCCAGAAACCAGCCCAGATAGAGGTACAGATTTTTCTAATTAACTCATCTTTACCGCCATTCATGTGTTTAAATGCGTAACGAACAAAATCTTGTACTTTCCTATCTGCATTATAGTATTCGCCGACTCTATTAACAATATCTGATACCATCAAAGTTAATCCACGTTGGATAGTGTCATCTGTTTGCGACATCTTTTGAAAAGTAGATATATTAATAGGGCATGGGTTAACTAAGAAATTCCCAGCAATTGTAGATATAAAAGGTATAGTTGTTCCCTTTTTAGCCTTTACTAAGTCTCCAATCCCTATAAAATTAGCGAATACTTCTCTGTTCGTATCATCAAGTAATTTCTCACCACTAGTAACTAAGTTTTTTAACTGTTCTTTAAATGATATACCTTTATGTGCAGGTATAACTATTCTTCCCCCTTTTTCAACCCTAGGTACATTATTACTAGTAACCTGTACGGATGGATTTTTGTCTATACGGGGAGTTTGTTTTTTTCTTTTGCTCATTATTTCCTACCAAAAAAGGTCTACTAATTTTAGTTAATCCTTTACCTAAACTGAATGGATTCTTCACATTATAATCTGTTTTTTCTAATTTTATTGGTTCTAGTAGATAATTAAACTCAATAAATGCCTGTGAACATGCATCAACAATATTATCTTTTAAACCATCTTGACCTGTAAATGTCATAAATTCATTTACTACTCTTTGTATGTCTGGGCATATTAATTTTCCATCTCTGTCTTTAGCTTGGGGAGTAGGTAAATAAAATTGACCAGCTCTACAATATGGAATCATTGTTTGCGCTCTATATATTTTACTTTGTATAGGGATATAGTCTATTATTTTACTAATCCCATTGCGCTGCATAATAGTTTTAATATCCTCCCCCTGTGCTTTATTCTCTATAACTACAGAGTAATAATTAGGATATTTATGTATAAATGCCATTATTCGATTAATATTATCAATAATATCCACTTTATTAACGGATGAAAAGTCTAACAAATATACTTTATTACTTTTAAATCCTAATACAACAATAGCACTTTCATCCCCTTTTTTACTTTCTTTTTTATAATTAGGGTCAACACTAATTATAACACGCATATTATTTGGGTCTTCCCAAGTATCATACCATCTAAAGCAAGTTGCGTCAAATACAACTCCACTACTACTAGGAGGCATATTTTGATAAGTTGTTTGCCATCCTATAGGGTCAATTACTTTACCCTCTAAGTATACATCTAGTCTCTCCTCTGGCCAGAGGTATTCACCAATCTTTCTATGATCGTATGGATAATCTCTTTCATCTTTTTCTGCATTAAATACTATTACTTCCCAATCAGGAGCATTTGGATCTTTAATCTCTATATATTTCTTTAATCTACCAATAATATCATCTTCATGCCATTGTGTAGACATAATTAGAATAATTGTGTCTTTTTGTTGACGTTTTAGGATATTCTCAGTAAATATCTTCCAACGCTTCTCTCTAATAATTGGGCTATTATATTCTGCTGGTCCACTAAAGAAATCATCTAATATAATTAAATTGGCATCATAACCAGATGTGGAACCCTCAATACCTACCCCTTTAAATTCTCCACGTTTACTATTAACGTTAGTAAAATTGCTAATAGAGAGTTTATTGCTGCGTTTAGTAGCGGTTCTAACTTCTTCTTTAATATTATCTTTTAATACCACATTAGGGAATAGCTTATTATAATTATCATCGGCTATGAGGCTCAATATATCTGCGGATACTTCTTTCGCTCTATCATCACTAAAAGTGACATACATTATTTTCCACTCAGGACATTTGCCAAAAATGTATGGAACCATTAATCTACCCATTAGCTCACTCTTGGAGTGCTGCTGCGGCATTTGGCACATGATACGACCATTCTTTTTATTTACCGCTGAATTTATTTGTTGAATTATATAATCTTGAAACCACGCCCATTTATAAGTTGGTCTCATTGCTCTACAAAATGAAGCATAGTCTTGAGTTTTAAGTTGACGAGTAATCTTGTTAAAATCTTGAATATCTAAAGGGGATAGTTTTTGTCCACTATCCTTTTTAGTTAATATTTGATTTAAACGAGAATGATTAATCATGTTGATGGAGAAGTTGACATATGCAATGTACTACCAACTAAAGTAATAGTAGATGGATTACTAAGTACATAAGTTCCAGCACTCCCGCTAACAACTGTGGTTCCTAATGGGATTCCATAACCTGAGATAAATTCACCGGCAGTTAATGTAATACTCGCATTAGTTATTGTTGCACTTCCTAAAACCAGATCAGCTGTAAAGTTATATATTATCTGATTTAATACAATCCAATCATTGGCTGTATAAAGGTCATTCATGGTAAAGCTTAAATCTTGGGTATTACCAATGGTAACTTGACCTGTAACTGTATTAAAGTAGAATATTGGCACATATAGTTGAGGGTTTACATCAGCCACATAAGGGGTGTAGTATTCTTGTCGAGTAAGTTGAGCATTAATTCCACTTTGTAACAAAATTGTTGCTGGGGTAGATAATAATAATTCATTAAGTGCCGTTTCTAATATTAGTGACATGGTAATCCTTTCATATGAGGTAATTTACCTGTAAATAAATATTTAAGACGAGTTAAAAATGAATATTCAAAATAACCTAATTTCATTTCTAATCCTTTGGCAAATTTTATAAAATATTTGACATCCCCATTTATATCTAATAACCAGTGATAATTCTTATAATCAACATTAAATACCCCAATATCATAAGTCATAAAGTCAGGATCAATTTGATATTGGATTAAACTTTCATCATTATTGGATAAAGTTTTAACAAATTTATTATCTTTAAATACTGCATATGTCATTTTTTGTCTTTCATCATACTTTTGAATATAGACATAACTTCTGCCCAATACTCACTATTTTTTTCTTTTCCATACTCTTTATCAGCTTGGGATTTTGCTTTTTCCCACATTGACTCGGTATGTTCTTTTGAAACTCCGTGTTTTTCAGCTTCTTTTTTAATAACTGGAACTGGCATTATAGATTTTCCTTATATTTATTCATGAAATCCCGTGCAGAATCTTCATCATCTGCATCCATACTTAGATCTGATGAATCTTTAGCCATTTTATTGGTACGAGCTTTATCTTTAATATCACCAGATTCTTTACCTGTTCTGAACTGAAAATCTATCATTTTAAGCATAATTTGGGTAATTGTTTTAATATCTCCATGTGCAGCTGCACCCTCTAACACTTTTTTTACTCCTTGATTAAGTACATCAATAGTAATATTAGGGATTAGAGCTACAGCTTTCTTGAAGTCTGGATATTCTTTAATCCAAATTTCTTTCATGGATTCATCGATATTATATTTACCCCAGAATCCATCGGGATTAATAAATTCACGAGCATATTCTATATACAAATCACAAAATATAGGCTCATAATCAGTTTTAATCTTACTACTTTGTTTAGACTTAGAATATGCTTGTATATTACTCATTTTTAACCATTTATTAGTATAGCAATATTAGTTGATAACAAAGTACCAGTTACAGCAGAGCTATTGATAGAAATTGTAGGGGTTCCTCCAGTAGTCGTCACAGTTGCTATTAAAGTAATCGGGTAATTAGTTGTGTTTGGCGATATACTCATCGCTACTGTACCAGACACTACAGCATTTGTTGACCCTGTAATTGTAAAAGTAGCCATAGACCCAGCGTCGCTACTTACTAAGAGGTTAGCCATTACTGTAAGGGTTTTGTTAACTGGTAATGTAATAATCCCAGTACTAGTAACTACACTAATATTACTAGAAGTGCTAGGAACTGCTCCAGTAAAGATTAATGGTGAATTTACTGGAATTGATATAATACTTGCTGTTGCGATAGTTGCATAAGTTTTATAAGTTAAATATCCCATTGCTTGTAAAATAGTAGATGCAGCAATTGGAGTTCCTGATGCAACAGTTAACCCTGTTAGTGGAGTAGCTAAAGTGCTTGCCGCCATATTAGTTTGACTATAAACCAAATTATTAAAGGCTCCTAAGATTGTACTAGCTGATGTCGGTGTACCTGACGCTGGAACTAGTCCAGTTAATGTAGTTGCTAGGGTGCTTGCTGGTAAATTGGTTTGGCTATATACTAAGTTGTTGAAAGCTCCTAGAATAGTACTAGTTGCAGTAGGAGTTCCTGATGCAGGTACTAATCCTGTTAATGGCGTTGCTAAAACAGCTGCTCCAGATTCAGTGGTTGCAACGATAGTCCAAGCTGTATCACTTGATGGAACCATCCCTAATGTTGGGTTTGCAGAATTATTACCTACATATAAAGCACCTAAATAGGTAACTGATGGAGTAAGTCCAGTTTCAACAACTGGAGTTAATATAATATCGCCTAGATCTAGATAAGAGTAGTTTGTAGTATTGCTCCATGTACCTAGAAAGTTAACCATTAAATTTTGCATATTAGTTTCCTTTTATATTTTAGTTTTAATGAGTCCATTTGACTGCATTAATTGTTGGTAATCTATTGAGGCTTGCTTCATAAATTCTGGGAACTCTTTTTTAAGTAATCTATTATGAGTTTGGGTATCCATATCCCATGTTTTGCGAGATTGTTCAATAAGTGATTCATCCATTTTTAAATGTATCATTCTAGTAGCCTCGTGAGCTATTTTATCACTATAATTGGGTGCTATGTTACTATTTATCATAATTTTTACTAATAATTTTTTATTTTCTGGGTCATGATAGAGTTTTTTTATCTGAGTATAGTCATTACCTGTCAGCACCATTATTTCTTTTCTGGTCATCAAATTAGGATCTAATTGATTAGATAGGACAGCGAATCTACAGCGATCAAAATTAACTAAGTTTATTTTTTCAAACGGTTGTACTTCTATGCTATTAAATAATAATTGGTTATATTCAGCCAATATTTCACCTATTACCGAGGCTATTGTAGATTTACCTGTATGTCCTTCTCCTTCAACCCACAACATCTGTCTGCCTTTATCTTTAGCGACAAATATGCTATAAATCCAAGCTCTAAATATTTTACGTTCTAACTCAGTTTTAAATAAGGATAGGAATTTATCCCATGACGGGGCATAATAAGCATTATCTGGTGATTGATGAGAGGGCAATTTAAAATATGCTAGACAATAAGTTTCTTTATCATTAGCTATTTGCTCAACTTTATTATTAGATATTAGGTTACCTTTGTTAAGTTCTATTTTAATGTTGCGCATTATTTTATTATCTGGGAGGTTTACAATGCTTTTAAGGTTAGAGAAATACCTAAGATAGGATACTATGGAATTTTCAAATAGGACTTTATTATTAGATGACGCTATAAACTTAACTTGTTTAGACTGTTTAACATTATCTATTCCGTAGCAATCTAAGAAGATACCATTTCTAATAAATATTAGGTTAAACTCTTTATCATCATGTACGGATGGTTGGTTAGTTACTTTATTAGATGTCAAGTCAAATCTTCTTTTTTCACACCATGCACTAAAATTATCGGTATTATTATATCTTTCTATGATATATGCTTCAAACTTACGTTTTTTAGGCATATTCCAAGTAGGGTCATTATAAATTGAGGTAAAAGCATCCAGAGTCATCATTTTTTTAATCTTACCATCGTACTGTATTCTTGTAGAGTTGCCCACTCTTTGGATAACTATGGTATTAATTAATCTATCGAAATAAGACCTATCTCCGTCACTTAATGTTTCTAGTTGTAGTGATGCTTTTTCGTTATCGTATATTATATCGGCATTAAACATTTTCATACTTTGCTATTATACGTTTATTTTTTATTTTCTGAACTGGCTTCCCTCTATATTTGTCTGGCACTTCCTCCATATTAATAAACATTTCGGCGGTACTAATCCCTGTAGTAGCATCATATATTTCATAATGACCTTTGGTGTATTCCACATAGTAACCAAATGATTGCCAATAAAATATAACTTTAAACAATTTTCCTTTAAACTTATGCATATGACTAATTAATAGAGTATTAGATAATCCAAGCGGATTAATTTCAGGTAACCCAAATGAAACTTTATTACTACGTCTATCGATAAAGTTAAATTCTTCTTTAGAAGGGTTATAGTCTTGGTATTTAACTAATGTAAAATTCATTATTCAAAGGTCTTTGCTGACTGTTTAATTAATTTAACTAACGCATCTAACTTTCCCATTTGTTCTAACTGACAAAGTAATTCAAAATCAGATTTACTTAGGCTTTCCACAAATGGTACTACTGTATTATAATACTGAGCCAGATTAGGAATAGGCAGTATATCATAAAGGTAATCTATCATATTTCTATAGAACTTATAATCAGAGCTATAGTATGCATGTCTAACTTTTTCAGTTTGGAATCCGAAGTTATCGTATACAACTTTAATTTTACCGAATAGTTTTTTAGGTTTTTGCGATATTATTGCTGCCATTATAGTTTCACTGTTTCCTCTTTAACTTTGATTTTACCAGTTCCATTACATTTATAGCATGTAGCTGGAGTTAATCGTTTCTTAACAACCTCTCTTATCTCCCCTACCCCATCACATCTGGGGCAAGTGATTTGTTTAAAGTTAGTTTTCATTAATTAACTTCTGTTACTGTTGCAAGTCTAAGGTTAGACTCATGGAACGTTCTACATAGTCGACCAGAATGACCAATGATTGATTTATTAACTGGGTAACTCATGCCATGAATAGCGTAGGTAAAGTTTTCTAATACTTTATACACTTTGCCATACATCATGTAGTTAACACATTCTGGTAATCCGTGAACTTCAACCATGTCACCCTCTTTGTATTTAGAGTATAGTGGTGTAGTTTCTGGGAATTTAGATGCATCCATCATTTTAGGAATATCAAGTTCATCATTCTGTTTCTTTTTAGGGAATGTAACATTCGTAATCTCACCATTAGAATCAGTTTCAACATCAACTTGAACGTATACATCAATCTGTTGTTTATCTTCTGCGAGTTCCATTATCTTTTTTGGTTTAGACATGATTTATATCTCCATTAATTGTTCTACATTTACCATTTATTTGCATAGCATTGACATTTCCATTAGTTATGGTTACATCACCTCCTATCCCATTTACATGAATCTTATCTACATTAACGCATTCCACATTACGAACAACATCACCTTGTACTTGTATGGTATCACAACAATCCACTTCTATATTATTGCAATTTCCAGTAACAACTATGGATATATTCTTTTCAACAATATCATTAGTATTATAGGATTTACCATTAATTGTGATATTATTCCCCTTGATGGTTATTGAGGAAATACTACTTCCCACTGATGCAGAATTATGCTTGATATTAAATATGTCCATTATTTATCTCCTTTATGTTGAGTCAGCCCAGGTACTAATTCAGTCCAGCCATTAACGCTTAACGCTACTTCATCACATAAATTATTTGCGTGATATTTATACATGTTATCGCCCTCTAGTGGAGGTCTTAAGTTAATAACATCATCATCAATAATCGGTGACATATCTTTATTAGTGAATGGAGTGGATATATCTAGTTTATAGGTATTACCATTATCAATACATATTATTGCTATTCCATCCTCAAGTAACATTTCTAACATATTTCGTAAATAAAAAGGATGAGGTAATATAGGAGGTCTATCATTACTGTATACCATTATTTCAGATGCTAGTTCTAAGTTATTAATAGAACCACCTATTTTAAATAACGCAAATCCTCTACCATTTCTTAAGTCGTTTAATTCTCCACCACTCACCAATAACTGAAGTGCTGGTTCATCACCCTGTGAAGATAATAATAAACTATCTCTTACTTGATTTTTAAACTTCATAACTCTTCTCTTTCTCAAAACTACTTATTTTAAACTTAGTATCAATACCCATTATAGTTAAATGAATATCTTGATTCAACTGATGCCACCATGTATACATCATATCAGCATATATCTGCGCATTACTTATATTGTTACTATCATTAGCAAATATAGTTGTAGACGATATATGATGATAAGTATCCCTATACATATTACGTAACTCCATCATCCTAAATAACTTAATCGGTATAGCATCTAATCTGGGAATAACATTTGCAAATACCCTGTATTGTGATTTCATCCGTGTCACCTTTAACATATCTATGGCGTGAGTATAACATAGTAATTCATATATTGTCAATAGTTCAGGAATTCTAGCGCAGCTTGCTTTAAACAGTTGCTTTGGAAAAATAGGTTATTTTTGGGAGGGGTTCGATGCTTGCGCTGGAACTAAAGCGTTAAGATTAGGACGCTTGACTAAGTGGTGGGAAATTGTGTCAACTCTAGCATAGTATTTGTTGTTAGAGTAAGAGTTCCGCGTTATTCAAACCCCAAGGTTAATTCACTATTATAAGAGTAATAGTGAATGAAATAATAGCTGATTATACATCAATATGACATATGAGTATAAATATTGGCGTTTAGGTCAATAATGTTGCCATTATTAACCCCAGTGGTAACGCCAAAAGCATTGCGGCAGTAGTGTATACGCAATATCATTGTAAATCAGTAACTTAACTAATTTAACTACAACCCCAAGTTTGACATTTACTGATTTTCTATGTTAGCTTCACACCATAGTTTCCACCAAGAGGCGCAATCCACTAGTCCCAAGTGTGAAAATCAAGCTAAAAAATAGTTTAAAATAAACTTGACAAATCACCCTAAAGTGTGCTATGTGAAATATGCGGCAGGTATAAAAAAAGACTAACGAATTAACATCAGTCTTTGATTTTATCTGTACACATAACATGTTGCTGACCAGTACGCCAATACTAATCAGCAGTATAAGCCAACCAAGCAATAAATATAAGGCTTTAGGTAATTATTATAGCACATTAATTAGTATTAATGCTTGTTTTTTTTGAGGATTTTCTTGAATTTTATTAATTATCATTTGTTAAACTCTATCAATCATACACTCTATAGATATAGTGATTATACTTATAAAATAAGCTAATGATGCTATACTAATTAAAATACTGTCACGATGTGCTACAACTGCAACAATCCATATTGCAAATGCTAACATTATCAAATTCACTAATAACAAACCAAATCTAATCATAATTATATACTCCCCATTATAACTATGCTGATTATAACATAGTTATAAACGTTTCATGTGAAACAATATATATCTCATTTTGAGAGATAGTACAAGCTGCGCTATCTTAGTTTTTTTATATATATGCAATATAATACAAAATATACGATATTGCCAAAATATCTCAAAAATAGTTATCAATATAATCAGTAACTTACAACATATCTATTAATATTATGTTAAATAACTACACGTGTAATACTACACATGTTATAATACATTACTTAGATAAAGAAACGAAACAATTTAAAAAGGATAATAAAATGAGCATACAAAGTCAATTAGATAACGGATCAATAGCAATGTTACCAAGAATTGTGGCTATAATAGAGCGTGCAAAATCTTATGAAGCTAATCAAATGAGATGTCGCACATTACGAGAAATAGGAGACAGTAAAATAGCTATTGATAACATGAATCCAGCACAATTATATGAATTTCAAGAGGAATTAATAGAGACGTTTAACTGTTTTGACTGGATTTAATTAAGTCAATATATAGATATAAATACAACTATGCTTAAGCAACTATTGATAAATCCAACACCAAACAGTTTGAGTGTTGGTGGACTCTGTCCCCAAACCCCTGCCACTCGTGCCGAGCTGAAGCTCTGGCCGTGGAGGCCGTAAAATATTTTTTTAGGGGGTAAGTACAAATGAGCAATTGCAGATGCGTCTATTGTTGCATAACTTTAGTTAGGCATCTATAGCTACGCTAATATAGTAATGTAACTCTAATAAACACGGCTTGTCAAGTGCTAATTTTTAACATACTGTAATTACTTATAACTATTTTTTAAAAAGGTACAATTTATGAACTTAAAAACAGCATTACTACAAATGCATACTTTTAATGAAGACAACATTAAATATCATATACTAGTTGCTGATAAGAAAGCTCAATATCAGCCGTTAACTAATCGTAAAAATAATAAAATGTTGCAAGGTGATACTAATACATGCTTAGCAATGAGAAAATCAACTACTGTAAGATTTGAAAGCCTTAGAGGTGATTTAACACGTGACCAATTTATGAATCAATTATTAAATGATTTTGAAAGTAAACAAAATGTCAAATAAGTATACAATAGTCTGTAAACAAGATAAAAGCTTAAAACTACCTTTCTATAAAAGTAGTGTTGCAGCTCTGAAAGATTGTAGACGATTAAATAAAATTAACGATAAAAAACAATTTAGCGTTACTTACATACGTTGCACAGACGCAATACTAAAAGCTTATAATAAAAATGCTAGAGCTGACCTAATCGCATTAGCACTTAAAAGCGGTGGACTTAAACGTCAAACTATAGACACAATACTATATACAAATTATAATATTTAAAGAAAGAAACTAATATGCTAAACTTAATAAAAAACTATCGCTCAAATAAACAACTTAGTAAATATCTAAAATCAATCCCGATTGCTATTGATGTTACACAGTATCAAATTGACACGCACCGTAAAATAATTAAATTTGGGTTTGATTTTAAAGTAAATGCTATTAACCAACTAAGAATTGAAATGCTAATAACTAAAGTACACAGCGATGTATTTACAATAAATTATAATTAAAGGATTAAACTATGTGGACTCTAATAATATTTATACATGCATCTATCTTATCCAGCGATGATAGTGTCGCACTTACAAATATACCTAAGTTTAAAACTGAACAATCATGCATAAATGCAGGTAATGAAGCACATAAATTAACAGAGTTAACTGTTAAAGTTCTTAAATTTACATGCGTACAACAATAATTTTTAGGATTAAACTAAATGAATGATACAGAAAAATTACAAGAAACAGTAAACTTGCTAGACAATGCAATGGCTAAATTAGAGAAACTTAAACTCCAAAATAAAAAAAACTGCACTAAATATCAACAAAAACTCAAAGGAATTGTTACAAAAGTTGATATATATTGCACAGATAAAGAAGATGCAGACTTTTTAAGAGGTGATCTATCTTATAAAGCATTTTTCCACAAATTAATTACATCTTATAAAGAAAAAGGAGGCGTAAATGCTTAAAACAATAAAAATGTAATCATTATCGTGTCGGTCTGCGTCAATTAATGTATATTCTTTAATCTCAATCATTAAACGACAATCTCCCAATCTACAGCTAATATGTCATGAGGTGTCAATATGCACGGAACTATACCACCTAATTCTTTATAACATAGAGTATGTTCACCACACGCAAATATTAATGGCTCTTTAGAATTCTTTCTTTTAAAAGTTATAGCCTTTTCACCATGTGGGGAATTTTTAGATATTTCTGCAATCTCAAATAATGTATAATATTTTTTAGTTTCTTTTGGCTTTGCTTTTTCTTTTTTAATATTTTCTTTTTTTGGTGAGCAGTCTGCACATGGGCACTCTGTTGAAAACTCCTCTAGAAACTCCATAAATTCCGCAAATGCTAACATTTCTTTAGTAATCATTTTAATACCTTTCTAATTGTTAATAATATTTCGGTAATTTACACGTTTTTATTTCAATTTAGCTTTTTTTCACTGTAGTAGTACTTGAGTTACTAAATATTTTTACTAAATTTACTCTAAAACTATACAGTATTGCACGGGTTTACTACATGTGGCACAATATCCCGTATAAACTACCGAAATATTATTAAGTTGGTGGAGAGAGAAGGATTCGAACCTTCGAGATCATCCATAATAAAAATAAAACCCACTAGAAGTGGGGTTCACAGTGGGTTAATGTGCTGTACTAACTTAGCATAACGTAAGTGCTTAATGTGCTGTGCTTAAGAAAGTCCCGAGCTGTGCCAAAATGTAACTTAAAAGAGTTTTACACTAGTTATCCCATTAACCTACCATAGTTATTTATAATATTATTATAATTCGCAAAACTCTTAAAGAAGTTAGGAGGTCTATTGTCCTAGCTTCTTTAAAAGCTCTGGGGGACGGAAGAGGATAATAAATACACTTCCGTCAGTGCCGTACAGTGCTTATATTTAATAGAACATTAACACTTAAAAAAAATCTAACACACCCAAACAAACCTAACAATATTTGTGTGCGCTGTCAGCAGTTAAGAAGAAGGATTCAGCAAACTTCCTAACCACTGACGATATTATACAATACTTGGGGTTGGAGTGTCAACTTTATTTGCAATTATTTTGTAATTAATTTATAAACTCAATAATCGCAATGTTTTATCACTGCAACTATGAGGTTTTTATAGTCAAAAAGCGACGTTTACGGAGCGAAAACACTCACTGAGAATAAGTCGCCTTTACCATTCTTATGTTAACAAAACTCTAAAATCTTAACACATACTAATGCATATGTTAAGATTATGCTACCATTTTCGCCGTGTGGGAAAAATGGTTAATTATTTGTTAAATTTCTTAGTAATTCGATAATCATTCCACGTGCAACTTTCTATAGCATAATTTTCTTTTACTCTGCTGTAAAGTGGTGCTGAGATAAGCGACCTAAACGCATCAGTTCCTAAGTTACTGATTAACACAGTGTGAAGCATATTATCGTAACGATAGTCAATAATTTCAAACAATAATCCTTGCTTAAATTCTGTCGTGTTGGTCCCGATTTCATCAATTACTAAAATTTCAGAGTTCAAAAGTTCAATATATTTATTTTTTTCTTCCACTTTTATTTGAGCAATTTCATAATATTTAACATAAGAGCAGGGGCTAGTAACTCTGTGCTTAAAATTAAAATTCTCAATATAATCATCATCAAAACTCATATTTAAAATATAGTTTTTAATCATTGCACAAGCTAAATGCGTTTTACCTGTACCAGTTGTGCCAAGCAATAATAAATTAGTTTTCCCCGAGTAGGTTTTTAATAGTTTAATTATTTCAGTTTGCTTAAAATCAGTTATTTTATAATTATCAAAAGTAGAATTGTTATAACGCTTAGGTATTGTAGATGCTGATAATATCTCGTTTTTTATTTTTGTTATTTTGTCAGCTTTTTCTTTGTCTTTTTCTAACTGTCTACATTGTCTGCAACTACCATTAAGAAGTGATTCTACATTTTCTCCGTGTATTTCACAGTTAGTTATAAAATTATTTGATGGTTTTAAATTTGGTAAATTCTCCATTTTAAAAATCTCCTCCTACAAAATTTGCGTTACAATCTTTTAAAGTCTGTTGTATTGTTTTAGATGTGTTATTATTAAATTGCTTTTTGGGTTCAAACAATCCCAAATAATTTCTACTTATTGATGTTTTAATTATTTCAATAATTGAATAACCCTTCAATTTAAATTCAAGCAATTGTTCATGCAATCCTTCTAATCCAGTTTTAGTATAAGATTGTTTTCTTTCTTTTTTATACTTTAAAAATTTATTAATTTGGGTTATTTCATCATTAGTAAAATCTTGTTCATTAAAAATATTATCTTGATTAATAGTAGAAGGGATAATATTAGGTTGGATAATAGTAATAGGATTATTATTTATATATGTCTCCGATTTTACCTCATTTCCACTACGATTTTTCTTACTATCCACTACGATTTTTTCTCCAGCCACTACGATTGAATCGTCGTGCAAAACATCATTTTCGGCAGAGGGTATATAATTATTTACGTTAGAACTGCTAAGAGATAAAAATTTGTCGGTAAGCATAATGTATGTAAAAACCCCAAGAGGTGTTCTATCTGGCTCTAATTTTATTAATCCCTTCACTTGCAATTGTTTTACATATACTCCAACTTGCTTAGAATTTGGTATATCTAAAAATGGGTATTCGTTTAAAAATCCATCGTATTTAACCCACGTATATGACATATCGTTAAAAATTTTTCTATGCATTTTAGATACTGAACAACACGTTTGAATGTACTTAAGTAATAAAACATGTTTATAATTTAATCCATATTCTAATAATTTTACTTGGCTAAACCCCTCAATTGTATATTTCATAATTTACACCTTTCTTCACTTTTTTTTATTTTTTCTATCATATGAAGTGAAAATTTTTTATTTTTTATTTTTTCTACGTCTTCATCTAAAATATAACTTTTTAAATTATATGAATATATTTTTAAATCTAATTCTTTAATTATCTTTTTTAAAAAAGGTTTATTAAAATATTTATTTGATAATTTTTTATTATCTATTTCTATATTTTTAATAAAACTTTGAATTGTTGAGAGACTTTTAAAAGTCATATTATTGGCTTTATTATATATGGGATTATATTTCATGATATATAAGCCTTCTAATAAATTTAATGATTCCTCTTTACATTCAAAATAATAATATTTATTAAATATTTTATCTTTTAAGTGAGAACATAATCTATTATTAATATCATGGGTTTTACCAACATAAACTACTTTATCATTATTAATTAAAAAATATACACATGCTTTTCTTTCAAATGTAATTGCATTATTTAATATATCTTCTATATTAAGCAATTCTTTTATATTCATTTTCATATCCTTAAAAAGAAAAAGCCTGTAATAAACTCAGAACGACTATAAATTGGTAATACTATGAATAAACGCATAGCTTTGTCATCCTAAGCCTATTACAGGCTCTGTTTATTATATGTAATGCTTATAACCGGATACCAAACCTCTTATCGCACATTCCGTTATTGTACTACAAAATATCTAATGCTTTTGCAATTATTTTAATCCGTGTTTCATAATCTTCGCTAGGTAAGTTTAATGATTGTAGATATTGCTTGCAGTTCTCATAATTTATATACTTCACATCCATTAACAATTGTGGTCTAGGGTATTCTTCAGTTTCTATCTGTAATACCTCATCATCTGTAGGATAAGGTTTGCCAGTTATGTAATTATTCATTACTATTCTCCTTATGAAATTTTATTAAATATTCAGCCACTTCTGTTTGATTATTAAGACCCAAAAACAACTTTAAGTCAGAAAATTGCTTAATAGACTCTTTTTTTATTTTCATGGTTCCCATTCCGTGCTTATCATTGTAAGTTTTAGACCATTTTTGCTGTGCTTTTTGCTTTGACATGTGCGTCCTTTGTATTATTTAAGGATGTAGTATATCACATTGGGGTTGGAGTGTAAAATATATTTCAATTACCCCTTGAATTACCCATGTTTAAATAAAATAGTTACTATGCATTACAGTTATTTACCTCACACATGCAAAAATAGTTACCCCTTGAGTTATCCAACAGGTTATAATACGGCATGGCTTGAGAAAAAGACCAAAAATAGTTCTTTAACAATTTAAAACCAATTAATAATATGCAGTTTAACTATCTAGATATACAACGTGCGCTATAGTATGAGTCTATAGTCGTTGTGTTTGATGTTCTTTGGATTGCATTAAAAAGTGGTTATTGACAATAAATTTAATTGTAAGGAAGCTATAATGATTAAAAAATACGAATTAATAAAAACAGATACAAAAATTTGTCTTGGTAAAACTTTATTCAGAATTAAAGCTTTAGTATCTTTTGGTGATGTGACAATTGGTGAGCTTGGGGGATATGTTAGCGACGAAAATTGCTTACAAAATGAGTTTAAAGGAAAAGTTACGGATAACAGCGTGCTGAATAACAGCATCGTGGATAACAGCATCGTGAATAACAGCGTGGTGGATAACAGCGTGGTGAATAACAGCGTGGTGGATAACAGCGTGGTGGATAACAGCGTGGTGAATAAAAAAAGTGAAAAAAATGATGGAGAAATTGCTATGGAAGATGCGATTGAATTTACTTTTAGTAAAGCATTGAAACTTATTAAAAAAGGATATAGGATATACCGCAAAGGTTGGAATGGTAAAAATATGTATTTAGAATTGCAAACTCCTGATGAAAATTCTAAAATGTCATTACCGTATATTTATATGAAAACAGCATGTGGTAATAAAGTGCCGTGGATAGCCTCACAAACTGATTTATTAGCAACTGATTAGCATGTTCTTGAGTAAGAAATATTGTATAAGTTGCCTATGTTTTGTAGGCAACTGGTGACAAAATGTAACCGTTTGAAAGGAATAAATTATGTTGTACGATGATTATATTGATAATAAAATGGACAAGTGGAATTGTCGAAACGATGGCAGATGTCAACGTTGTGGTACTGCTGAGTTCGAGTGGGACATTTATGTTGGTCGTGATGAACAAATTTGTGGAGATTGTGAATGACATTAGTAACATATTATGCAATTATGAGAGAAGTTTAAAAGCGATTGACACCCTCAAATTATATATTGATGGGATTGCAACTTTTGAAGAGTTAACCAATGCTGCTGATGCTGCTGATGCTGCTGCTTATGCTGCTGCTTATGCTGCTGATGCTGCTGCTAAAGAAATGCAAACTAATTTGCAATTAGATAAATTAGTCGAGATTTTGGAGGGTAAATAATGGACTTTATAAATATGACTAGCACAGGTAAAGCGACTATTGAGGTTGATGTGAAAAAGTATAACCAAATGTTGTTGGATTGCCACAAATTAAATTTATTAGAATGTGGAGGGGTAGATAATTGGGAGGGGTACGCTGTGTCATTTTTCCCAGATTATTTTCTAGATTATGATTCAAGATTTGAAGTAGATGGTGAGGTCTACTTTGGATTTTATTCTTATAAAAAACAAATGGAACGTGCAAATAATTTTAAGGAGTGAGGAGGTATGGAACTACAAACAATAGAGAACTTAGATATAGTAGTCAATTATCAACAGGCATTGATTGATTTTGATAATGCTGAATTAATTAGATTAACTACACAAACCGTGGGTAAATATAAAGATTTAGTGGTTACTGAAGATATTGTAACAGATATTACAAAAGAGGTTGCTAATCTTAATAAACTATTTAAAAAACTCGATGATAAACGAAAGGATATTAAAAGAGATTATACTAAGCCATTAACTGTGTTTGAAGATAAGATTAAATTAGCTACTGGCATGATTACTGATGTTGTTGATAAATTGAAAAATCAATTGCAGGGATTTGAAGATAAACGCAAGGATAATATGCGTTTACAGATTGTAGAATTTATAAAAGAGATAGTCATAGAACATAAGTTATTACCAAAATATGCTTCTCAAATGCAGATACATGATCAATATTTAAACAAAACAGCCAAGAATAAGGATATTATAGATTCATTAGAACAACAAGCTATATTACTATCACAAGCACAAGAACTTGAAGAGTTAAAAGTTAATCAAGAAAAAGAACGTATTGAACGTGAAAAAGCAGAACATGCCAAACACGTTGCTCAACGTTGTGAGTTAGTTAATAAACTTAATTTAGATTATGGATTAAATTTTACATATGATAAATTTGTGGGATACTCTGATGTTGCAGTTATAGATTTTTATAATAAGACTCAAGAAAAAGAAGAGCCAAAAGTTGCAGTTATCAATAAAGTAGAAATAAAAGTAACTACCGATATTAACGACACCCCTAAATATATTTTACAAATTAAAGGTTTAAACTTAGATGAGATTAAACGCATTACTAATGGTTTAGACAGCAAACTACCGCATGCAATTTATAACACAATAAAGGAGTAAGAAATGGCTATTACAATAATTAAGAAAAACGAAGTTATTAAAACTGAGAACATGATTGTTACTTTGTATGGACAACCAGGAATTGGTAAAACATCATATGCTCTAACATCTAAAAATCCAATTCTATTTGATTTTGATAAGGGTATGCAACGTAGTTTACTAAGAGCAGATTGTTTATCAATAGAAAATTGGCAACAAATAGAGAACTTAATGGAAAGTGACTTACAAGCATATGACACAATAGTAATAGATACTGTAGGTCGTTTATTAGAGGTTTTAGCGTTGTATTTAATCAAAGGTAATGCAAAGCTAGGTCGTGGCACTGGGGAGTTAACATTGCAGGGGTATGGGGCTTTAAATGCAGCATTCAAAGCTTGGATGGGTAAAATAAAGTCTTATAAAAAGAATATTATTTTAATCGGACATGCCAAGGAAAGTACAAAGAATGATAATACTATAGTTAGAATTGATGCAGTTGGTAGTTCTAAAGATGAGATTTTTAAGATTAGTGACTTAATGGGGTACATGGAGTTTAAAGATGGTAACAGAGTTATTACTTTTGACCCAACAGAGCATAGTTTAGGTAAAAATTGTGCTGGAATTAAACCAATAGTTGTGCCTTATATTTCAACAGGTGATACATTTATGGGTGATGAAGTTGCTAAAACACTCGGATATATGAATGCGTTAAGTGCAGAACAAACAGAGTTGCTTAATCAAATATCAGTATTTAAAGAGCAGTTAAACAATACTTCAAAACTTGAGGATATAAACTCATTAGTTGAAAGCTTAAAACTTGATGCTTCTAATCCAAATATTCGTGAGTTAAAGGGTTTATTGCATAATCATGCTATTAACTTAGGGTTTATTGCTGATAAAGAGAAAGGTTGTTATGTAGCTAAAGTAATTGAACCCGTAAAACCTCCTACATTACCTACTGATGAGATATTTTAATCATGAGTGCTTATCACTGGATTAATAGATATATAACCCCATCACGTATAGATAGTTATATTTATCATAGAGACACGGAGGATAATACAACCCAAGACTTTATCAATAATCTTTTGAAATTAGATACTCGCTTTGCCATCAATATGGAAGCGGGTAATGTAGTACATAGTTATATAGAACATGCTAACTACGGTACTGTGCCAAATGTATTTGTTAAAGATGGTTGGACTGTACAAACCAGTCCATATTTAGATTGTCGGGTTGCGTTACCTCCTATGCGTGAGATGAAAATATCTAAAGAATATAAACAATATAATATGTTTGGTAAAGTGGATTGTATAGATGGTATGGTTGTGCATGATATTAAAACTACTAGACAGATTAAACTAGAAAAATACGCAGAATCTATGCAGTGGAAACTATATCTTTGGATGACTGGATTATCTATATTTGAGTATAATATATTTGAGATTAAGATTGAGGAGTTAACAAAATCAATCCTGATTAACAAATATCAAGAACTCAAGATGTACAGATATTATGGCATGGAACAAGATATATGTCATGTGTTAGATGAGTATATTGGGTATCTATACCAAATTAAAGAACAGATAATGGATACAGCACGATTAAACAATATATTATTAAAGTTGTAGGAGCTTAATATGCTAATGAAAATAACGCTAAATTCTATAGTTCAAGCTACAGATGAAGCGGTTTGTTTTAAATTAATTAAAAAAAACAATTTAAATATTGTGTACTATTGGATTCCAAAATCTCAAATTATTGAGACAAATTTAAAAATTTCAAAAGATTTTTTATATAAAGTGCAGAGTACAACTGGTGATACATTGATAAGTGGAGATGCTTTATTTAGTTACTATGAATTAATAAGAGAATCACATTTAATTAGTTTAATGTGCAAAAATAACAAATAAATTTAAAGAACCATAGAAGGAAGAAAATGCTAACAAACATATTACAATATAAGTTAGATATGTCTATATTTGGGTACGCAACAATTGATATTGAAAAAGCAAAGATAGAATTATCAAATGCATATTATCACCCAGATTCAGGGGTAATGAACCGCATTAAAAAATTAATTCTTGACATACCAAATAATGAGTTTAGTAAATATATTGAGGAATTAATTAAATTATAAAGGAGTAAATAATGATTAACGAATTACCAATAAAAGTTGGAGATATAATTGTAAATATTGAGGGTATGAAGAAGGGTAGTGAGCAGGTTATTTTTACCTTATCTACAGGAATAAAATATAAAATGTATCATGACCAAGATTGTTGCGAATCTGTAGAATTAGAAGATGTAGTGGGAGACTTTATAGATTTATTAAATTCTCCGTTAATTATATCTGAATCTTCAGATAATTGTGGAGAATATAACGATGGCAACAGATATACGTATACTTATTATAAATTTGCCACAATAAAAGGGTATATTGATTTACGTTGGTATGGTATATCAAATGGTTATTACAGCGAAAGCGTGGATTGGGAGTTGCTAAATGACTGATGTTACAAAAGAGTGGCTGTTGGAACAGGGGTTTAAATTTAAAAAGGAAGAATGTTACTACGTATATAAAAATAAATATTTTGAAATCACGATTTGCTTAGAAAATTCAGAGTATAACGAGCAACCATTTCTATCAGTAAATTTGTGTCCTTTTTGTGATGATGAATATTGTTCTTTTATAAAAAATGAAATAGTTAAATTAACTCAAAAAAATATAATTAATTTAATTCAAATAAATAAACTTAAACAATTAATAACTAAGGAGTAAATTATGCTACATGAAATTACAACAATTGGGTACGTTGGACGTGACCCAGAATTAAGAAACACTAAAGAGGGAAAATCATTTTATACATTTAGTTTAGGAGTAAACATTGGTAAAGATAAAACTGAGTGGCTAGATGTTACTGTCAATGCTGACAATAAGATAATGCCTTATGTTCAAAAAGGAACTAAAATGCTAATAAGAGGTAAGCCGTCAACTAGGGTTGTTAAGCCAAAAGATGGTGGGGAACCTTACGCTACACAAGGTGTCTGGGCTAATACAATTGAGTTATTAAGTTCTAAGAGTGACGCAAAGTCACAGAATGAGTCAGCATATGAGCCAATGAGTATGCCTGCTGCTGGTAGTAGCTTGCAGAGTGATGATATACCTTTTTAAAAGGGATTATAATGGACAATTTAATACTATATGGATTTTTAATAATTATTTACTTACCTATTTTTGCATTAAGCATAGGTGTAAGTATAGGGTTTGGATTTTGTATGTACAAAATGATAAAAGATTATTAAACGAATTTATAAAAGGAAGTGTAAATATTGTAATAAAATCAATAGCATTTTCTTTTATAAATGTATTTTGGATGTAAAGAATGAAAATTAAACAACTTGAATGGACAGATGCGAGCTTTATGCATGGAAGCTGTAGATCTATTGCTAAAATAAATCAAAGGATGTATATTATACAAAACTTTATAATGACACCCATTAGAAATGCCAATGAGATTTATAAAGAAAGATATGATTGTTATCGCGATACCTTTTATTTTGGTACATGTAATACTTTAGAACAAGCAAAAGAAGTATGTGTCAAACATTGTGAAGATTATGTAAAGGGATACTTAGAAAATGAATAATCTAATCTTAGGTGCAATTGCTGGAATTGGGTCTTTATGCTTGATTGTAGTTATGTCTTATGAGTCAGGTGTGCATGATGAAAGGGTTAGACAAGAAGTATTAGCTGGTAAACAGATGGCTAAAAATCAGGTAATTACTCAAAACAATGATACAGATAGCAATAATATTGCTAGTGTAGTAATGGGTGCTAATAAATTAATGTATAACAGTTTAATTACTAATACTGAAACTGTTGTGCAATTAGTACCGATCAATACCAAATGTGATTTTGAAAGTAATGTTGTTACTGATATTAATAAAAGGGGGAAATAATCATGCAAAAAAAGCTAATAAAAGTAAGAATTGAGTGCGACGAATTATATCCGTGTTACTACTTTGACCCAAATGGAGAAGAAGTGGAAATATCTGAAATAACCCTCAAGCGTTGGGAATGTGTTATTTCAGAATTTAATGTTGTCCAAAAAGAAATGGATTACTTATTGAGGAGTTCTTAATGCAGAAACTAATTGACAATATACTTATCATAGCGTTGCTGTCAACGATGAGATTGTTGCAGGGATGCTCTACAGTGCAATATGTAGATAAACCACACTTACCCACCATACCATCATATTTTATGCAGCCATGCGAAGATTTGCCTACTTTAAACAATGGTTCTCAACGTGAGGTTGTGAAGGTGTTGTTTGCAGATGCTGTAGTTTATAAAGATTGTGCAAATAGGTATAAAGGTCTACAAGATATATTAATTAAATTTAAACAAAATATGGAGGGTAAATAATGAAATATATAAATTCTGGTAAGAATCTAGTAAAAATATGGACTAATGATATAGAAAAAGAAGCAGAAGAACAGTTGTTAAATTTAAGCAATTTGCCATTTATATACAAACATATTGCTGTAATGCCAGATGTACATGCGGGAAAAGGGTCAACAATAGGTACAGTGATAGCTACCAAGGGAGCTGTATGCCCTGCTACAGTTGGGGTTGATTTAGGGTGTGGAATGACTGCATTAAAATTACCTTTTAAGGTTGATGTTATTATGGATAAACTTTTATTAATAAGGCATTCTATCGAAAGGGCTGTACCTGTTGGATTTAATAAACATAGTATGATAGACACTAATAGAGGTTCTATTTTAACTGATATTCTGGGAGATGATTTAACATGCTTTGACAAAGATAGGGGTAAATTATTAACTAATGCTGGTTTGCAATTAGGAACTTTAGGAGGAGGAAATCATTTTATTGAAATTTGTTTTGATGAAAATGCAGATGCTTGGATAGTCTTACATACTGGTAGTAGAAATATAGGTAAAATGATTGCAGAAGTTCATATAAATAAAGCTAAGGGTTTAATGAAATCTTATTTTATAGATTTACCAGACCCAGATTTATCTTATCTTGTCCAGAATACTTTAGAATTTGATAATTATATACATGATATAAATTGGGCTCAAAAATATGCTTATGAAAATAGAGAACATATGCTAAAAAATATTTTAGCAGAAATAGCTTATTATGCGTATGGAGATAAAGATATATCAAGATTTGACACTTGTTTAAAAATTAGCTGTCACCACAATTATACTACAATGGAAAATCATTTTAATAAGAATGTTTTAGTTACAAGAAAGGGTGCTGTATCTGCAAAATTAGGTCAATTAGGTATTATCCCTGGTAGCATGGGTGATAAAAGCTATATCGTTGAGGGATTGGGTAATATTGAGTCTTTTTGCTCCTGTTCTCATGGAGCAGGTAGAAGAATGTCTAGGAATAAAGCAAAATCAATATTTACTATTGATGATTTAATTAAGCAAACATCTAATGTGGAATGCAGAAAAGATGCAGATATAATTGATGAGATTCCTGGAGCATATAAAAATATTGATGAAGTTATGGACAACCAAAAAGATTTAGTAAAAATATTACATACATTAAAACAAATTATTTGTATTAAAGGGTAAATGATGATGGATGAACAATTGAAAGATGAAGTTACATGCCTACAGTGTAATCAAATAATAAAAGGAAAGCTATATGGAACACCTATTTACAATTATAAAGAGTTACATATACCAATCCAATGCAATCATTGTAAGACGGAATTGATAGCTATTGTAAAAACGATTATAGAAGTAGAGAGGAAGCAATGACTAAGACTAGCGTAGAAACATGGATGCCACGAGATGAGTTTTTAAAACATGCTGACATGAATATCAAAAAGCTTTATAAGCTTATTTATATCCACGGATGGCTTAAAAAAGGCATTATCAGAAAAAAAGGTAATGAAATTAAAGATGTTTATTTAGAAAAATATAATAAATGGTTAGAAGAAAGGTAAGGAAATGGAGTTTAAGTTGCCTTATCCAATAAGCGCTAATACTTATTGGCGCAAGACTAATCGTGGAATTGTATACTTGAGTCCAGCAGGAAGGAAATATAAAGACACTGTTATAAAAAATTATGGATTTATTAACAAACCTGTCGATGCTTTATTAGCAATGGAAATAACTATACATCCAGCATTAACTAAAAAAGGAGTTGCTAGTAAGAGACTAATAGATATAGACAATGGAAATAAATGTATACTTGATAGCTTGATTGGTATTGCGTATGTTGACGATAAACAAATAAAAGAACTACATATTAAATATGGTTATCCTGTGCTTAATGGTGCAGTAACTATCAAAATAAATAATTTTTAAAGGATTAATTCATGAAAAAACTACTATTAAGTACATTAATTGGAACTGTTACACTGTGTCATGCTTTTGGAATTGAAACAGGTGTTGGGGTTGCAGGTTATGGAATTGGTGTTACTTTACCAATCCAACAATCTGATTTTAGTATTAAACTTAATGCTAATAAATTACAATTTGATTTATCAAATACTAACGCTGATATAAATTCTTTTGGACTATTGCTTGATTATAAATTGTGGAGAGGTTTATCAGTTAATGGAGGATTATATTATTTAAATGGCAACGCAAATGAGAATCAACCGTTGGTAGTGAATAATGCCCAACAAGTGCAGATATCTAATACAGTAACTATGAATATTGATACATTCTCACCATACCTTGGGCTGAGTTATAAAGCTGATATTTATAAAGGTTGGTATCTTAATACTGACTTAGGAGTGATGCAAGTAAAATCCCAAAAAACACAACATATAGTTACAGACATGATAAATGATGGACAATTAGCACAGTCTAATTATAACAATGTAACAAATATGAGTAGCGTTATACCAGTTGCTAAAATAAGCATAGGTTTTGACTTTTAACATCTATCAAACACAATTTTAACAATTAACACTTTTATGTTGTTGAGTCAATAATACCAATGGTATAAGAGTGTTGATATTTTTAAGGAATTAACAAATGAAGATTAACATACCATTTATAAATCAAGAAGGATTTATATTTTTATTGGCTCATGAAGGGTTGCGCTTATCTCCTTATCTCGATAGTAACAGAGTCCCTACAATTGGATTAGGTACTACATTCTTGCCAAATGGTGATAAGGTAACAATGAATACACCACCAATTACCAAATTACAGGCTATACAATATGCTAATCATTACTTAAAACATCTCCAACAATGGATGCAAGATAATCTAAAGTGGCAACCTAATGCTAATCAACTTATAGCGTTGTATTCATTCTTATATAACACAGGTGTAGGAAGTAGATTTGATAGGTACGTTAATACTAAGAAAGCAATAATCAATGGTGATATGCCAAATATTATAATTGGCATGAAGTCTATTAGAAATGATGGATTGTTAGATTTTCGTAGAAAATTAGAATGTGCAATGTTTGAAAGAAGTATGTAAATATGAAAACATACAAATATTTGAAAAGAGACCTTACAAGAATAGATCTTAATAAAGAACTTAAAACAACTAATAATGACTATGTAGAATACCCTGATGAATTATGGCGGCATATGAGTTATATGACGAGTACTAAGTTTGAACGTCCTGTATATTTAGGTCAGGATGATAACGGTAACATTATGTCTTATTGTAAAAAAACCAATCTGGATGGTTCAGAGCAAGAAGTTATATTGGTGCAACCAGTAGTTTGTAATAATAATTTTTATGGTACGATATTTCACATAGAAAGATAATCATAAAAATCCTTAGTCAGATTTGAAACGTTAAACTTGACTAAGGATAATTAACAGTAAAATAATTATAAAAGAAAGAAGTGCAATAATTACTTTATGCAACAACAACCGCGGGAGTTTGTGCAGGAAGTAAACTAGCACGCAAATTAGCAAAGTTCAATTTGTCTTTAGTATCAGATAATTCTCTAGCTAAAGTGTCAATTTTCATAGAGCGGATTAATTCTCTAGTAGCATCACCCTCAGCCATAATTAGCTTTTCAGTTTTGCAACAACATGCAGCAGCATCAGCTAAAATCTTAGCAGTATTAGCATCAGCTTGACGTTGAGATTCTAAATGGATAACATCTCTATCATGTTGCGCATCTTTTGCATTCTCAACAGATTTGATTTGTATTTGGTAGAAATTGTTATCGCCTTTACCTTCTAGTGCAGCTAATTTATCTTTAAGCGCAATGTTGCTAACTAATATTTCTTTTTCTACAGCACAAAATCCAGATGCCATTTTAGATTGAGTATCATTGCCAATCATAGAAGCTTGTAATGTACCAGCAGCTCCGATTTTCTCAGCTTGTACACCAATTGCAGCAGCATTAAGATTTGCATTAATCACGCCGTCTTTATAACCAAGAGTTTGGCTTAATAAAATATTACTAGTGTTTGTTGCATCACGTAATGCACTTTCATAAGAGCTACCAGTTACTTTATCAACAATTTGTGATGTTTGATAAGCCCCAGATGTAGCAGCACGAGTAAACCCATCAGATGTTGCACCAATTACACTAGCAGTACCAGATGTAACTGTAGATACAGTATCAGCATAATGGTCTGCACCAGAATTAATAATGCGCATTGTATCGTCAGATGCTTGTACCAATATTTCTTTTTCAGCATTTTTAGTAGCTGCAAAATTAGCTCGGTTCCCATTTAATGATTCACCTGCAAAATATCTAGCTTGGTCTGCGCCATCTTTACTGGTTGAATAAACGCTATCTTGAGTGCGAGCGCTAGTTCCATTAGTTGTGTTATAACCCTCAATAGCTAAACGCTCAACTTGACCTGTTGTTGCGCAATGTTCTTCATTATTATGATGACCGTGGTGTTTTAATGTATTAACTGCATTGTCTGTGATTTGATTCATGATATATGTGTCTTTTTAATATATCCTTGTCTCGATAAGAATTGATATAATCTCTGGAATAGTGCGAACGTTTTCGAGACTTAAACTTTTCGGGAATGACCCTATCCGCACTAATTTAATATTAGTACATTATAACAGTTAGTAAAGTTAATAATATTTATATATTTTAAGTAGCTGATTATGCTGGAATGATTTATTTTTTATATGTTATTGAAGAGATGAGATAGGAGATAGTCGCACCAACTTGGGACTATCCATGCAAGTTGGCACTGTTGGGTCTACGTGACGGTCAGGATTATATCATAGTTAGTTAAGTAATTTCTGAATTAATTTATAATATTTTCCGTTACGGGTTTTTCCGCTTCCAGAATTAAATATGGAGTATTTGCAGATATAATGACATGGCTGTCAGCCATGTGGTATAATTATATTTTAACACATATTATAAAGGCGAATTAATATTCCCCACATGGAGAAAATGGTTAACTTAGGGTATAAAATCTACAAGTTAATTATTTATTAATCCACTGCCACAATTTAGAGATTCCTTTTGTAATAACTGGTACTAATCCCACAGCCAGAGCTTCTACTAATCTTTCATTATTAAATATATTTGTCATTAGCTCTTTCATGGTAACTAATATAAAATAATTAACTAATTCAAAAATAGCTTTATGCCACACACTTACTAATATAAAACCAATTAATAAGCTTATTATCAAATGAGAATGTTTTATAATAAAATCAAGCAGTTTTTTTGGCATAAACTTTCTCCAAGTCTCTTATTCTTTCTCCATGGTCTTTTATAAAGTCTTTAATATGAGGTAATTCTGCATTGATAGTAGCTTTTATTTCTTTAACTTCAATTTTAGTTTCCACACCTGTATCTTTTACTTCTTTTAGTTCGGTGATAATTACGTTGAATTTGCCAATTATCTTACCAACACCAAACACAAGAACAACACCAAATACAAAGATCTCCCACCAAGGCAAATCAGTAGACATATTAATCACTTTCTAAAATACCTTTTAATTTCTTATGTACATATTGTAGATATTTATAGATAAATATTCCAGTATAACCCACCATCATTAAGTCTACGATTATATAAAACGTTTGCTTAGCATAATTTGTCGGTAAATCTACAAAATCTTCCCATGTGTAATATATATTGCGATAAAATAGGAACATACCCAAAAAGAAAAAGAATAAGCCACCAATCATATATGCGCAAAAATGTTTTTTATCTAAATAATCATGAACGACTTTTATTTTGAATAATGTAGGAACAATAAAAATTATAGAAGCAATCGCAGTAATCATATTTATAGGTTCATATGCCCACCAATACGTTGTGTGATTAGCAAACATTGTCCACCTAATTGCAGAATACCATCCGAACATTGTTGCGCCGAGAATATTATATATAATTGAAATCATTGTGTACCTTTTAAAAATTATGGACTGCCAAGAATTACTTGACAGCTTCTTATTATGGTATATATCCACTATTAATTAGCACTTTTAATCCACTTAATTGCGCATTAGTAACAGCTACACCTGTAGTAGCATTGAATATATTAAGGGTTGTGCCAGATAATCCCCCATAAACTTCCAGAGTGCCGTTCGTATCCATCGGTATTACAACTGTAGTTCCCCCTGTAGTACCGACAGGAAATCCGCTAATCATAGCAGAGTTAGTATTGGCCGTAGTAGGATATAAGATATTTGCTTGTACTTGCACTGTAGAGCCAGTACTTACATACCTATTATTGTCAAATGTTAGAGTTAAAGATGCTCCACTACCATCAGCAGGTGTCCAACTACCAGATGTTGGTATAGGTGCAGTTGCTATTGGTACAAAACTAGCCCCATTATAAATAACAGACAACGAACTACCTACTGCTATTGTTGACCATAACGACCCAGTTGATGTTAAAAATATTTGAGCAATCCCTGAAGATGTTGGGAGATTAACAATTTTAAGAGATTGTCCTGTATAAGGTTGACCTACTGTATTTTGTAAATTAATACGAGTTGTGTTGCCTACTAAGTTAAGCGCAAATTCTCCATTATCTCCTCCCCCAAAAGTAAATACCTGTGTCCCAGTCAGAGTAATAATAGGGGTAGTAGGTGTATTAACTTCCCACGCAGTATTAGCAGTATTTCTTACAAAAGTTATAGGCATTCCTGTATTCGGTAGTAAATTAGCTAATAAGAATGGAGCTCCTGTTGTGTTAGGGTCTTCAATTGTTATTGCAGCAGTACCTTGATTATAGATACTATACATCTGCCCTGGGTGTGGCGCAGTAGAGTTATCAGGTAGATATACAACTTGAGGTGCTGTTGCAGATAAATATATAACTGGTGAAGAAGCTAGTGGTAAAGCTAATGCTGTAGTTAAAGCTATAATTTCATAATTTTGTATAATATTAGCCGTTGTAACATTAATATGTATATTTAAGTCATTATCAATTAAAATATCAGCTGACTGTCCGCCATATAATTTTGCTATTTGGCTATCGTCAAATGCATTTAGTATAGAGCAACTAGCTCCAGCATCGCAGTTTATCGTAGTTTTAAAATTTGGGCAGATTTTAGTAGTATCAACATATAGTAAATTATTTAATAGCGGTACATTGATAGTACCTCCACTATCATTTAGCATTAATAAATAATCACCAGTTAAAATATTTGGGTGATTATTTAATACAATTTGCTTAGTAGTAGCTCCCTCAGAACAAAATATATCAGGCAGTGGGTAACAGTTATAAAATCTCACATTCATTTTATTGCCGTACAATTCCATGTTTATAGTAGAGTCTAGCCCAAAAATACAGCTATTAAATGTGTCGAATATATTTGTGGTTTGAGACGCAAATCCAGCCTGAAAATATCTAATATCAGAGATAACATTGACATTAGTATAATTACCCCCTGTTTGAAATCCTGAAGTTCCACCGCTTATATCGTAAAGTATGCCATTCGTAATGCATCCATTAAAAATTAATGTGTTAATACTGTCCCTGAAACTATAAATACTAAGCCCTGAATTTATTAGTGCATTATTGATGCTTATCTCTTCACCTCCTCCATGTTCATCTGTAATCTGCAAACTTCCAAGTTGGGAGTTTAGACCCTGAAAATTTACCGTTAGTACACTTGCAGAGTCTAATGTTAAATCTGTATAGCCAGAAACGTTAGGTCCCACATTGATTGTATCCCCTAATGTTGCAGAATTAGCAGCAGCTTGGAGTGTGGCAAATGGCAGAAATTGGTTATACGGTTGCGCTGTTGTATCATTTCCAGATACTTGTACATATATTTCAGCATCAGTTGTGACATTAGTTGATATAATTTTTATATCAGTAGAGCCATCGCATTGATAATCAACATATTGCCCTTTTGTATTAAGAGTAATACCTCCAGTTGTGTTACCATTAATAGTGTTGCCACCTTGCGTAAGAGTAAAAATAGGACTCTCATTGCTATCTACTTTTATTATTCTTATAATCCCTGGGATAGCTCCAGATGATGGCGGCAAAGTAGCATTTATAGAAGTTGAAATAGTACTAGCTTCTACGCATACTCCCCAAGATGTAAGAGTGGTATTAGAAGTTATTGCCTGGATTGTTAAAGCTCCGAATATCGTATTGCTTGTAGCCTTTTGAGTTGGTACATTATTCCCAATCCATACTCCTGCGGTAGTACCTGCGGTTTGCAATATCTCAGTAACTTGCCAGTATGGTAATAAATTATTAATAGTTGTGCCTGTATTATTTTTAATAATAACAGGATTGCCACTGTTCTCAATAATTTGAAATTCTTTAAATTGAGATATTGCCGTTCCGCTGGGCAATGTTAATGTAGTTGCCCCAGAACCTCCAGATATTTGGATAATGACATCTGTGGTACTTATAGTAGTTGTAGTGCCAGCAGCTATAGTTCTAACTGTTGGCGTTATCACTTCCGCAATAATAGCATTTATTTGTCCCTGAACTTTACCAAATGCCACTCCCTCAGCATCATTGTTAGCAAGAGCTGTATTAGTTAAACTCAAAGCTCCTATAGTTGTCAATGAGCTGTCTATAGATGGCAATTGAGCAGTGCCATTTAATTGTACTAATTGATTAGCACCATTGAAATTATTACCCTGAATAGTTAAATTTACTGCGTCAGTTGGGAATTTATATACTTCCCAATCATTCTGAAATTCTTCATATACCCCAATCCAGCCGTATGTTATGGGAGCACCCTCTTGGTCTGTTTCTGAATTCTGCACAATTATGTCACTATATACTGATAAATTAAATATGGAATAACTAACATCATTGTCCTGAGGCAACGAATCTACAGTAGGTAAAGTAATTGTTACATTATAATTGGTTGTATCACTCTGGAATATAGTAATAAATCCTGGGCTATTACTTGGTAAAGTAATATTCACTACTCCACCAACTTGTTCGACAGTTAAATCATATTCAATATGTGCTATACCAATTGTGTTTACTGTTACATTACCATTGGCATCATAACGCATTAATGCATTAGCTGTTGGGAAGTTAGTTGCAGCATTAAATTGACCTTGAGTTTTATCTGCTAATGTAGTTATGGTGTCACCAGCTAAAATTGCTGTATTTGTAGGGACTAATGGAGTGCCAACAAATGGTTGTTCAGCTACTAAATTTCCACTTCCATCTACTGCATTGAAAAATGCATTCA